CTTTTCTGGTGGGCTTATAACAATCGGGGGTTTTTTTCGTGAATGAGAGAAATCCTAATGCTTCTTATATTATATATGGCGTTTCAATGGACGCAATGGTATCCCCCCGGATGGCTATTCATAAGGTGATATAATGATAGAGACTTTATTAACTTTAGGGATAGCTCTCATAGGTTCGGCAGGTTTCTGGTCGTACATACAGATGAGACAGAAGAGAGCTTCATCGTACCAAGAAACTTTGAAGGAGCAGGTAGATCGTTTGGCAGACAAACTTGAAGCCTACTCGAAGGACAAAGAGGAACTGCTACGAGAGATCGGTGAACTCCGGGCAGAACTTGCAGCAGCTCACCAGACAATCAAGTACCTCGAAGAATTTTTAAGACGCAAATGATTTTATCTACGTTCGACAAAAACAGGCAGATCGGGAGAGCAGGAGAGTTTTTAGCAGCGTACGTTCTAACCATGTATGACATAAAGGTTGGTCACATTGATGTGACTGGCGATGACTTATGGTGCAGAACCCAGAAGAATTTTTACCAATGTCAAGTTAAGACTACGATCGGTAAGTATCTCTCCTCGAAGGAGAAGAGACTGCCCAAGTACCACTTCCAGTTGAAGAATAACCAAAACTATCCGGGTGTTTTTATCCTAGTAGCTTTAGATACGAAGCTTATTTTGTGCAAGAAATGGGACGAAATACCTGTGAAAGTATTTAAAATAAGACCAGAAGAATTTACTGAGGAAGCTCAAGACAAAAGCATAAAAAGGATTTTTAAATGAACCCGACACACATAATCGTACATTGCTCTGCAACACAGCCAAACTGGATGGCAGATAAAACAGCCGTCCAGCAAATGAAAGAAATTGACAAGTGGCATCGTGAGGATAGAGGATGGCGAATGATAGGATACCATGCGGTCATTAGCCGAAATGGTGAAGTTGTACAGGGAAGGGAGTATAGTGAGACGGGCGCTCACGCAAAGGGTTGGAACAACAAAGCCATCGGCATCTGCCTCGTCGGAGGTTTTGGTTCTGACGCTGAAGATCGTGCGCTCGAACACTATACACCTGTACAATTAGCGGCACTCTACGATCTAATTAAAAAGCTCCAAGTCCAGTACGGGATTAAAAACGATAACGTCATTGGGCATAACAGAATTTCGAGCAAAGCTTGCCCCGGCTTTCGGGTACAGCGATGGCTTGCCGGGATGACTTTATCAGAAGCTACTGCCTCGAAGCCCGAACGAACGAAGGCGACGCAATCGAAAACAGTCAAGGCTTCAGCAGCAACTCTTGCTGCTTCAGCCGGCTCCGCAACCGCCGCTCTATCTGGTCTGGGCGAAATCACGCAATATATTATTCTCGGATTTGCAGGGATAAGTGTACTGTTCTGCATCTTTATAATGAGAGAACGCATTAAAGCATGGGCTGAAGGGTGGAGGTAAAATATGTTAAGCCGTTTACAATTATACGGGTTACTTGCATTGGGCTTCATGCTCGGACTGATCGGGATTTACAGCGCAGGCGTGATGCGAGGACAAGACAAAGTAAAGAGGAAGCTCGACCAGAAGAGGATCGACAACCTCACAACTCAAAAGGAAATCGAAAATGAATTGGATGCTCTTAGCGACACTAGCCTTTCTGATCGGGCTACTGAATGGGTGCGCAAAGATAACGAGTGACACCTACTGCGACGTAGGATCACCGATGTATTTCGGAAGCGATCGTACGATCGATTGGCTGATGAAGAACGACAAGCCACTCGTAAAAGATATACTGGCAAACAACGAAACCTATAAGGAAATATGTGGTTCGTGATGTGGGTACTTGTTATCTTAATGTTCAATGGCATGGGTCAATTTAAAATTGGAACAAGTGAGATGATTTACTTTGACAAGATTGCTTGTGAGCATCAGAGGTCTATTCAAGATCAAGCTCTGGAAAAAACCAAACCCTCAGAACATGCTTACTTTATAACTGCTTGCTTTCAGATGCCAGAAGTTAAAAAAGTAGGAACACTATTATAATAAAAAACGCGCGCGTTGTGTACAATACACACATAAAGATTCGCAAATTAACGCAACGTCAGTTTTGACAAGCGACAATTTGCCCTATAACCTAGTAGTTTCCTGTATAATTCTAATGTTTTTTTTAAAAAATGAAAAAAAATTCACAACTCCCCTTGACAAAAGTGTCTCGGATAAGCAACTATAAGACATCTCTTATGGAGATGGTCTTAAAATCACAACTACAAGAGGAGGAAAATGTGAGTGAAAGCATTAGACTAGAGCTAACCCGTATGGAAACAAAGCTCGACACTAAGATGGATGTGATAATATCTATGCTTAGTTCCATGTCTGGTGTTAAGAATACAAAATCTGCACCAGACCTAACAACATCGGAGATTTCATATTTGCGTGGTCTAACCACCAGACAACATTGCGTAGCACAAATGCTATTGCAAGGCAGTCTTAACAAAGACATTGCAAATGTGATGCAAGTATCAGAGAACACAGCCAAACTTCATGTACGTGCAGTTTGCATGAAAGCTAATGTCCGTTCACGTAGCGAGGCTTCGATGATATACAAACGGATCGTTGACAACATTGATCCAGAGGAATACCTGCAACTTTCACGTGGGCTTCCGATCGATTGGTTTGTCAATCTTCAAGAACCCGACCCATACTTTCATTTGTATGAACCATTCCGAAAGGCAGGTTAATATGAGAAAGCACAAGGGTCGAATTTTTACTATGAAGAAAAGATCGGTTGGAAAGCAATCACCACCCATACAAATATAGGAGGAAAGAAGTATGGCACTACAATTAAAAAAACGTGATGGCGTTTATTATGCAGTTGGAACTGTAGGTGGTAAGAGGATTAGAAAGTCTCTCGGCACTTCTGATTTTGCAAAGGCAAAAGAAAAGAAGGTAACTCTTGAGACTAACATTTCTTCTGTCATAAATGAGCCGAAGTTTAAAGATAACTTCGTGATGCAGAATAGGAACGTGAGAACTTCTTGGAATAATAAAATTTCATATCATACAACTCCCGCACCTCCCTTCGAGGACATAGCAGATAAATACATACTCTCCCCACGTACGGGATCGAGTAAGAGTAGTAGGCATTATGCCGAATTTCATAAAAAACATTTTGGTCAAATACCCATTGACCAAATCACAGAAGAAACAGTTGAAGAGTACATCGAAAGCTATCATCTTGCACAAGGAAATACAGATGGTACGATCCGAAGAGACTTAGTAGCTTTACAATCAGTCTTAAATTTCGGAGCAAAGTTAGGTTACAGAGAAGAAATATCTTTGACTAAACCTTCAGACAACCCACATTCTACAGAGACTGTTACCGAAGAGGAACAGAAAATAATTTTCTCGCATCTCAGCGAGGAAGCAAATCGTCTCTGTGTTTTCATTGTTAATACAGGTTCTCGTCCAATCGAAGCATTACGTTTGACGGGAAAAGATATAAACTTTCGTGAGAGATTAGTAACACTACGCTCGAAGAAAGGTAAGGGAAGCAAGGAGAGATCACGACAAGTGCCAATGAACGATGTTGTTCTCGAATTGATAGGGTCAGACATCGAGAAACATTCTCATGTGTTTGACCAAGCATGGCATCGAGAAAGGTTAGGAAAACATTTCGTAGATGCTTGTGATAAAGCAAAGGTCTTAGACAAAACACTATATTGCCTAAGACATACGTTCGCCACTCGACTTGCTAGGAATGGCGTTCATCCTAAAGTGCTTGCTGACTTATTGGGTAACTCTTTAGTCATGGTGGAAAGATATATGAATATGACTTTATCTGACCATCGTAATGCAGTTATGTCTCTGTGACAGACACATAACTGTAACTAAACACTTCGACGTGTGTTCGAGTGGACGTAGAAAAACAAGGGGTACAAGACCAAATTGTTTGGTGCTGCCGAAGAGATTTGAACTCTTGACCTCTCCCTTACCAAAGGAGCTTCGTACCCAAAGGCACACAACCGAAGTTATTAACGAGTACTTGTTGATACAACAAGTTAACAACTTCAACGCTCCACTTTTATAGGTGTGGCACAAAATAGGGTACAAAAGAATGTTAAATTCAGTAAGAAAACAACAGTATGTTACGCTCGCAGTCGTAAGATACATTATAAGAAGTGAAGATGGAACTCCTCGTGGGGGATTTGCTTCATCAAATCCTAAAGATTTGATGGGTGACATTTTTATAGGTGCTATAGTCTTTACCTCATTAAAGATTGAAGAGGGGGATACAGTCATGTGTACTGTCGAGCCATCAAACACACCGAGAAAGGGTAAACATCATGCCTATTGGTTCTCAGTTAGAACACAACTTCCGACTGAAAAGCAGATGAGATTAGTGCAATCTAGTGGCTCTTTACCAGAAGCAAATACACCTTTTAATACACAGATCACTAAACAACTAAAGACTTTAGTAAACAACCCCGAAGAAGATGTGATACAGCACTCGTTCCCAACCTTCGATGAGGAAGCTTTAGAGCAGGGTGTGGCTGACATTTTACTAAAGACAAATGAAGAAGGTGAACTAATGTTGTGGCAAACTATCGATGTGTGTAGAGAATTGGTCGATAAAGTATGGTGGCAAGAAAAAGATGAGATGGATGCTTTAAGAAGAAAAGTAAACAAGAAGTTAATCCAGATGCAAAGAAAGGTTAGGCAAGGTAGAGAAATTCTATACGTTGAAGTGAAGAGGTCTTGCTCTAAACAAAATTCTAATCACGTTGGTAAGAAAGCTTGGGGTCTGCACGGAGTAACCATTCGCTTACCATACGCAAGCTGTGATTGAGGGGGATTAAGAGATGAAAACGTATAAAGTTTTTTCAAAAGATATTTTGCGTAAAGCTAACAACTTTGCAATCAAGCATAAGCGTAATAGAACATTAAATAAAAAATATTTTATGAGACGTTCTAACTCAACCTTGTTTCCTATCGTCTTTGCAATGGTACACAATGATGTAGAGATGAGGGTGCAAATTATTTTAAACGAAAAAGGTTTATTAGGTTGGCTAGATATTCCCTTTAATACTTATGATGCTTTACCAACTGTAGATATTTAGCACGTGGACTGGTGCGACTGAGTAAATTAAAAGAATAAAAAAATTATTTTGATTTGCTCAGTTCCATCACCCGCTCAACTTTTTTCCAAACGTCGTCCTTGCCCTCGAACTCCTTGCGTACTTTCGCAAGGAGTTTTTTCTTCCACGTATCATCACGTAGGCACAACGACATACCTAACACAAGCATGTCGTTGAACTCCATATCTCCACGAATAGCTATCTGAACGTAGCCATCGTCACTTACTGCGAGTACGGGCGTATCACTCGTTACGTGTACTCGCTTGCGTATGTTCAAAGGTTCTTCACGTTTCTTCATGTTCATCCTCATACATTTTAATGTACTCGTTCAAAATCCCAATCGTACAAACAACGTGTTCACCTTCATGCGAATAACGTGTTCGACCATTTGGGTACTTAAAAATCGACCTCAAGTATTCGAGCGTAGCAACTGCATCTTTAAAATCCTTATTCACTCTTGCCGATGTACTGTTATGTAATCTCATTATTCATTCTCCTCATAATACAAGTCAGCGTATTTGTTTAAGAGTTCTATCACGTTATCAATCTCCTTGATTGTAGCGTGATAGTTCACATGCGTTTCTAAAAGATGGTGTTGGTCTTTACAATTAACGTAGTCGCTATGTTCCCCCTCCTTCACCAATTCGAGTGTGGCAACTGCATTAGCCAACATATCGTTTATCTCTTCTTTCGTTTTACCCACATTAATAAATCTACTCATTTGCTCCTCCTATTTCTGCGTAATTGATTTCAAACCAAGACCACGCTTGGCGATCATCACAAGGGATAACACTTCGTCCCAATCCGATTTCATTTGCTCTACGTGTCCAACTTTTTCATGCTTGAACGTAAGCCTCATAACATCTGACTTACGTTCCAACCTATCCAACGCTTTGATTACGTTTTCTTCGTCTACATTCCAAGCATTTCTATTTTCGATATTCATGTTTTGCTCCTATAAAAAATGTGGTTTCCATATTTCTTCACGACTACAAACTTCTTAGCCCAATAGGGCTTGACGTAGTTTGCATGGTAGTAAAGCACTTCGGGAGGAATGAAGAACCTCTCCCTCGTACTATCTTCGAGCGTGAGTTTCGCAATGTGTTTTGCTTTCTCCCACGCCTCCTTGTTCTTGGGAACGTCAGACTTACCATCGTTCGTCCAAGAAAACTGTCCCGATTGCCAAACGACATCGCATACAGAGTTTGGATACTGCTCGCTTGCCACTCGGTTCATCGTAACTTGGGCAACGGCATGTTGACCAAGTGTGCTTTCGCTTCTTGCCTCGAAGTATATATTCATAGCTAGGCAGGTAAGGGTTTCTATAATCATGCTCGATACGTCCCTTCTTGTTGTGATTTGGATAACGATTGTCTACTGCCTTGCAGACTTCTTCCACCTTTTCCAAATCGTTTCGTTTGATTTTGCGAAGCTTCACAACAACTCCAACTCTCCACCAGAAAGCCCCGTCACGATGAGGCATCAGATGTAACCAAGATTTTTCTACGATCGGTACAATCGTAGGATTGAATTTGGTTGGGAGCTTCACAGGTTTTTTACCCGGTGCCGTTACCGGGCCGCTCATTTCTTTGCTCCAAGCAAGATTGACGACAGACCTTCGAGCATTGACTTCGCAAAGTCTTTGCTTGACACATCTATCCATCCATCGGGAAACGTCTCATCACATTTGAGTTTATCCTCTTTGTAACGTGACATATCACAATCAAGGAACACGCCATACACTTCCGTACCCACAATGTCCTTCGCCATCTTGTTATAGAACTTGATGTATTTGTATTCTTGTGTGGAGAAACCTCCATCCGTGCAGAAGAACATGATCCTACGATCAACGTCCATGTTCTGTAAGTGATACAACTCTGGGAGAATTGCAGGTATGGGTGTCGTCCCACCAGACCAATCACCCGTTAACGCAATCTTACGTTTCACATGATCCGTATTCCCACGCTCGTCCTCTCTCTTACACACCATTGTATAATTTGTCGATTGCCACCACACAAATCTGTATTTGACACTCGTTCTATATAGACACTCGTTGAATACAAGCAGACCTCTTCTTGCACTATCAAAGTGCATGCTCCCAGACGTATCCATCATCACGCTAATACCAACAGACTTGCTTTCTTCACGATGTAGCTTACGCCACACGTTCCTATCCCCTGCTACAACGCCACTCAATCTTCTACGATCAAGTCTGCCTTCTGACTTTGAACCTTCCCAGTAATCGTTACTCTCAGCGATCAGCAAGCGAGCAACCTTCTGACAGTTGGTTCGTATGTCTCCTCCTAACTGTTTCATATCTTTGTCGTATCGTCTGTCTAGGAACGAGGTAAAAGTCTCATGCAAGAAATTCCCATCGTAGAAAGAACCCACATCTCTCGATGCACACATGTATGTCTCCCTAATATCATCTTCATTATCTACATCTTCATGCCCATCAGCACCTTGATTGATGTGTTCGGACAACACATCTTCGAGCAACGTATTTATGTCCAAGTGTCCATAACCCCCATCACCTTTGCCTTGTCCATTACCTTTCTCTCGATCCATCTTCTTCTCTGGATCAATCGCACCTTTGCCTTTGCCTCCTGTTCCTCCCTTCTTCCCTTCCTGTTTCTCCTGTCCCTCTTCGTCACCTTGACTGCTCGTAGGAGTTGACATCTTCAGTTGTTTTTCGTCCGGCTGCTCTGTTCCCGGTAGTTTTTCTCCTCCGTCATTACAAGGCTTCGAGGGTTTTTGTGCTTGTGCTTTCTGCTTACGATTGTTTGAGTTCTTCTTCGCTCGGTTCATCGCCTTCCAAACTCTCTCGGTCAACGACCAAGTATCATCGGTGCTTTCCGTAGTCATAGCATCGTTCACAAACTTGTTTGCCTCCTCGTACAAATCATCGGGTAACGATCGGCAATAATCATCGAGTGCATCGCTCTTGTAACCCATGTGACTACGTGCAAGTTGCAGGATCGCATAACCCAACTCCTTTTCTATGGGGTCGTGCATACAATTTGTCTCTGCGTTCTCGATTTCGAGTACGCTATTGATTGTCTCTTGCAGATTACGTTTCGCACCTGCAAACTTGTTGTTGATCTTACGCTCAACCAATATGTCCTCCATACAGTTGAACACACTACGTTGCTCCTCCGATATGCCTTGACATCTTCTCTGCCAAACACCATCGTCTGTATGTTTTATGTGTCCGACCTCATGGATGTGATACCCACGCATGATACGCATTTGGTAATCGTCAAGTTCAGCATCGAGTTTCATAGCAGGTACGTTGATAGTATTATGTGTTGCATGTGCGCCCGTACCTTCAAACGTCGTTCTTACTTTCGACGCACCTAACGCTCTGCTCACACCTGCAAGTTCACGTTGCATTGCTAATGGATTATTTTGTTTAAACATGTGTAGCCCTCCTTAATATTCTGATGGTAAAAATATGGTGTATGAGTAAATTCCATTCTCTTGCACCCATAGAGTTAGTTTCTCATCGTCAACACGTGAGAAATCGAAGCTTGTGTATTCGTAAGGATGCATGAAGTAGAACTCTCCATTCCCATCCTCGAAGGTTAAGGTCGCTCCTTTGTCTCCGTCCTTCTTGAGAGTAACCACGAAGAAACCTCCCGAACCTTTTTCGCATTGTGTCAACACATAATTTCTGATGAAAACATCGATGTCGTGGACAAGCCAATGTGCCTTCATCTCATGCGCAATGTAGGCAACGCCTTCGGTCATAACGGATTTGGGTTCTAACCTAATGAACACACTCGAACCTGTGTATTGTGAAGTATCTAGTTTTGTATTTTGTACTGTCATGTGTAACCTCCTAGTTACGTTGAAGTTGATTAAGCTACTACTTTGTCAGCAATACCTATGATGGTATCCTTGTCGCTCTCATCTGCTGACATGATGACGTTCATTCTCATTGCCATCTCCGTTGCTTTCGCTACGGGAGTACCAATGCTTTCGTAGAACGTAATGATCTTCGCCATTGTGATAGAGTTACGAGGACTTATGGGCGTACTGATTGTGTTTGCCTTGTACGCCTTTCTGTATTGTGAAACGAACTCGTAGAGGTTCGCCTCACCTTGCTTGGAGAGAGCAGGGACGTGCTTCTTCACGAGTGCTAACTCCTTTCGTGGTGGAAGGTAATCAATATCAAGGAACACAGAGTATCTGTTGATGCTCGCTCTTGATTGAACCTTAACACCTGCGGAATACATACCCGTACTATCGCCACTACCTTGTGTGTTCGCAGTTGCTATGATCCTAAAGAACTCGTTAGGCACGACAATTCTACCTGCGTCCTCCGTGAGTAGTAACGGCTTGCCTTCGAGTACAGATTGTAATGCGTAGTTGATGTCACCACGTATCGCATCTGCTTCATCGAGCAATAGGATCGAAGGTGTCTGCATCGTACGAGGAACAATGCCCTCGTTGAAGAACGTGACACTTCCGTTCTCACCTTCTTGTATGTCCACCTTACCTATGAGATCGTAACGAGCCATGTCGCTATCGAAATTCACTCGACGTAACATCTGTCCCGTACGTGCGGCAATCTGCATAGCATGTGTTGACTTACCCGTACCCGTTTGTCCACTTATCCAGATGTTCTGATTGCTTTCCAACCCAAACAACGTGGCACTCAAAGCCTCCACATCGAACTGATGATGAATGTCCAACTTAGGAACGAACGGGTTTGGTGCATCCCATTGCCAAGTGTTGATGTCGAAGTCTAGCATGGAAGTCGCCCCTTGCACTCCGAACACCTGCTTGGCGTTCTTTCTCACGATCTTACCAGAAGGTATCGGCTCTACGTTTTTGCTATTCGAGGTGGTCGCTGTTATGACAGCAGGTACAGCAGGTGTAGCCGTCTGTTTCTGCTTGAGATCAGCAACCTCTTGTTTTGCTTGGTCTAAATCGCTTATCAGTTTACCGAGATCAGTAACCGATCCACCCGTTGCTTCCTTGATGAGAAGGTTTGCCATACCTGCCTTCGCAGGGTCTACGTTTATCTTCGAGGACTTTGGGTTTGTTGGTGTTGCTGGTTTCCCCGGGCTCACCGGGCTCGGCGGGCTGACGACTTTTGTTGGTGTGACTACAGGTTTGTCCATCGAAGGATCGATCTCACCTTTACGCCATTCAGTTCCCCATAGGATCTCCAACTTTGTACGGAAGTAAAAGTCCGTAAACGGATACCATGTCTGATCCGTAATCTCATCTGGCTTTACGGAAGTAAACGCACCATACAAGTGTGAGAAGATGTGACTATGATCTGGACTTGGATGTGTGATCGCATACGCAATAAACCCATTCATCTCTTTACTCATACGATCAAGTATCTGAGACGATGATACGTTGGGCATACTACGTGTGCTTACGTGTGGTGTAGTTGGGTTTACGAGTGCAGATGTCTTGGCACTCATCACCACCTTTTCCCACGCAGGTGAACCGAAAGGTTCGACACTTGTGATGATTGTCTTGAAGATGTTTTTAGCATCTCGCATATTGTAATTGTTTAGTATGTCATTGATTTGTGTCATGTATACCTCCTATAACACATAGTTGCTTTTACGACACAACGATAGTTGTGTCAAGTTTAGACAAAGAAAAAGGGATTAGCTAAGGTCAGCTAACCCCTTTAGTTCCCAATCCAAATCTTTAGATTTATCACCCGCCTACGGGCGATAAACTTTTATGCTTCACGCACTTTCTCGAAGTTAATTAGGTCAACACCACTTACACATTCGCTCGTAGGCTTCACGTGAAAGTCGCTATCCTCAAGGAAAGCAACACCATCACGACTTATACCTTCACGAACTGTGTCCCGTACAGCGTCGCCATCTTCGGCTTCGACTACCAACTGTACGTTCTGCATTTTATGTACGACCATTCTAGCTTCGACTACCCACTTAGGCATGAGCAACCTCCTTTAACCATGTTGGTTTACTACGATTTGTATACGTCATAGGACGTTTGAAAGTTGTTTGTTTGATGTTGTAGTAGTTACGATACGCATTTACGGGCAAATGTTCGTCCGTCTTACACATTTCGTAATGTACACCAAAGCATTGTGGGTGTTTCTTCTTGCTCGATGCCATGTTCATAAACTCATTGCAGTTGAACACGTAACGTAATGGATCAAACAATCGTGCGAATGAACCATGTATTGTACCGAACCTGTACGTGTGTTCGTTTGCCATAGCTAGAAAGTACGAGTAGGCAAATCGCATTGTCTCTTGCCCGGAACGTGTCCATACTGTGATGGGATGTTCGTCGTGCGTTGCTCGAAACAACGCCGTAGAAAGTTTGGGTTCGTGTTTGATTATGTTTGGTAACACTTGTCGTATACACGTAGAAAGTATCTGACCCTCTTCTGTTACCATCTTACGTATGTGCTGATCGCACATAGCTAACGCACTCTCCCTCGAATAGAGGGCGAGAATAAATCTGTTCATAACAGACCTCCTATGTTTGTTGATGTTGGATTATGGGAAGGTTAGTGGCAGATAACTGGACGCATTTCCCATGATGCTCCTGCCCGTTTTGGATCACCAGTCTTGTTGTCGAGTGGTGTCACCAAAAGTCCTCGTGAGTTACGGCTTACCTCAAAGATCATGCTTATGTCATCAAGCAGTTCATCTTCGTCTACCTCACCCACGAACACAACATCGAATGGCTTACGTTTGTTTGCACTTACAAACGCACTAGCAAATTCGAGTGCATCGTAATCGTTTACATGTGGTGTACTCTCGGATTGTAGCATCCGTACTATCATGGAATATCCTTTAGCAAGATCGCACTCTCGTACGAGTACACCCATGTCAGTTTCTATGTCGTTGAAAAGAAATAGCGTAGTCAATCATACACCTTGTTCGTTAATCGATCGTTAAGTTCTTCGTCAGTATATAATCCTACGCATTGTGGACATAGTGTTCGTCCGTTTTGTTCTTGCCAACTCCTTTCGTCTACGTCTGTACGTCTACATAGTTCACACTTCATTTTGATCTCGACGATGTGACTGACCCTCTTCTGACCAATCCCAAGTTTCTGTGGTCGATTCAACGCCATCATTCATATTATCGAATACGTATTTTTCTGCTTTGATCTTCGCACTTCGCATGTCGTGTGCTTTTACCTTAACTACATCCTCATAGGTTATAAGAACTCTAATGGTGTATGGTTTCTTTTCTTCTGTCCAATCGTAATCTTTTTCTGTCCAATCGTATTTTTCCATTAGTGTTCTCCCTCAAAGTGACACTCGCCATTCTTACGTATGCAATCAGCTATTTGTGTACCCAGTTGATGATCTGCGTAATCACGCAAGATGGTACTTCGGAATTGGTCAACGTCTAACGATGGAGCGACGGCTTTGACAAGTTCTTCGTCGTTGTACATATCCCGTTCCTTGAAATACGTATCGAGTTTCTCCTTGCACTCACCCAATCGTTCCGTGAGTGTTCCCAAGTGTTTCTCTACGTCTGGTAGCGTGTCCTTACTGAAACCCCAATCCGTATAGCAACCATCTTCATCATTTTCTGTATACTCTTCCCAATCTGGTGAGAAATCTTTTGGTGCATCGCTTGATTGAACTGCGAACCAGAACTTTCCCTCGATGTCTCCGCGATAATATCTACCCATTAGCTTCCTCCCTTCTGCGTTTCGTATATCAAGTACGTCATCACTTCCATGTCAGTACCTCCTCGAAGCCAAAGTTTGCAACATCGTACGTTCCGTATGTTTTCCACAAGTCATCAATGTTATGAAACCTATTTTTGTCCCATGCAACGATGTATCCACGACCCAAGTTGTCCGTGTGATCCCAAGTACCCAGACTATCTAGTGTTTCATCTTCGTATGCTTTCATACTTGTTACGAATTGCTCTGCATCTTCGAGAAATTCTGTTTGTAACGCATATCCATCGAAGTAGAAACGACCATTGTACCTTCCGTACCATGTAACTAAACCTTCTCCCGATCTCTCCACAACGTCCTTGAAGCGTGAAACAGTAGGTTTGTTTCCATTGCCATTACCTTTACGTACCCACAAGCGCATACGATCGCCTACACTCGTAGACCTCGCGCTTCCGGGCGTAAGCATGGTGATGCCACAGTTCTTTGTCCAATCGGTATCAATGTGATTGGTCATTTTGAACGCATACGAAAGCATTTTGTTGCGATCGGAACGAGACAATGAAGGCATATCGTGTGGTATGTCTACGTCTGCTACGTTCTTTGGTTCGTCCTCGAACGCCATGTGTGTTACTGTTACTTTGTACTGCATATTATCCTCCTTTTGCAGTTACGGACACAAGCTCTTGCTTGCTCGTGTACCTTTGGTTTTCATCGTCTGGTGGTGTGTTGTTGAAGTTTGTCTCCAGATGTTTCACCAGATGCCTTACGTATGCAGTCAACCACGTATGGTTGAAGCATACGAATTGCTCGTCGCCATTGGCAAGTGCTTTTTCATACGCTTGCTTTAACACGGCTAAACGTGCAGGGGTCATAATCATACTGTTCAAGTGTTTGATCTCCTATGTTATGAAATGTCCACACGCCAACCTTGTTCGATAATCGCAAGGTATTCACCTGCTTGTTTGTGCTTTGGTAACTCGCTTTCTACGTCTGAGTACCATTGCGTGTGGTCTGCTAGAGTGTACAGATCATCAACTGACAAGTCGCCCTTGTCGTATGAGCTGCGCACGTTTGCAAACCTGTGTCCGACGTAATCACCATCAACTACGTCTGTTTGCTCAATTTCGTGTATCATATATCCTCCTTTCGATACGTTTACGTATGCATAAAACATACGGATATAGAGCAAGCGAACTTGCTCTATCTCAATGTGTTCTATTGGAAATCTATGACCCGTTCTGTGACGAATGGTACGAGGACGCAATGTCCCCAGATGATTTTGCCGTCAATCGTTCGATCATACGTTCCACATCCCGTTACCCAGTTGATAGCAACCCACGAAAACAGAAGTGCAATCACGATCGCTTGTAACATTTCAATCATGCGTTCGATCATGTACCTGCCCTCCGTGTTACGTAGTATGCAACGTAGTAAGCGTCGTCGTCGTTCGTGTATTCGTGATCTCCGTTGTCTTGTACGGGAACGATACGTTCGCTATACCTTGCACGTGGTACGGGTGGTAGTTTGTAAACGTCGTCTTTTGGTGTGTTGTTTGCGTACATGAATGTCTCCTTTCGTACGTTTGGACACAAAAAAACCCGTATGCAGAATACATACAGGCTAAAGCGTTTTACGTATCAAACGCTTTGGTATGGGCATACGATCGTATGTATGCCCACCCCAAAGAGTTCGGATTATCCGAGTGCTTTCACGAGGGCGATTTTCTCCTCACGTGTGAGGATACCTTTGCCCGTAGCAAGCTTTGCTTTCGCTCGTGTGAGGAAGTGTGCAGGTGCATTTGCGAAGGCAATTTGTGCCTGCGCAATCGCTTCAGCAGTTCTGTTGTCCTCTTGTACAGGTGCAGGTGTAGGTGTGCCTCCACATGCTTGAACAACGGCGTTCCAGTTACGTAGACGAAAACCTTTAACGCCTTTGGCGATGAAGGCGTTGGCACGTGCTAGCGCGTCTGCTTGTGTGCATGTGCCGTTTGCCAACATGTCGATTACGTCTTTGGCTGATGTTCCTGCGAGTGTGTTTACTTGTGTCATGTGATTTCTCCTTCACGTTTGACGTTGACATTGAACCAGTTTCCAGAACTGGCATCAGCACTAAGCCAAGTCCTTTGGACTTATCACGTTAGGCAAGGACGACTGTGATGCGTAAACGCACTAACCTGCGGAAATGGTTAATGTTTTCATACGCACGGACGCAAATCCGAAACGTCTCAACCCCTCATTTCCCCTACGTAGGGAGTGCAAAAACAAGCAAAATCAAGGGCTTAGGCTCTACGATTGTCACTTTTGTGACAATAGGGGGGCGTACCGGGCGTCCCGCGAATTGATTTTCGTCAACGCCATTCTCGACCCCCTTAAAAAATCTGAGGAAAATTCAAAATGTCCAACAAAGAATACGAAGTAAGAGCAAAACTCACCCCTCACCAAGTGGCAAACGTACGTGCGGGTATAATGAAGCGTGTAACAAACCAGTTAGACGACGCACATTCTGTGGTTAAAGGCGAAATAGAGTGGTCGCCCACNCAAGCTAGGGTATTTGCGACNTTATTAAATAANGTTGTACCCGATTTAACTGCNTCATTTGTNCAACATGAACANGCATTACANGAAATNCCAGAAAAGATGTCCCGNTCACAGCTAGAGATGATCGCTTCTGGCGTAAATAACATTATAGACGCAGATAATTCTGAAGAAGTTAAAGAGGATACACAATGAGCCTTACTGCACAGCAAGCAGCACAGCATTTACTACGTTTAAAAGCGGCAGAAGAGGGGTTTTTAGGGTGGGTCAGACTAGTTCAGCCTAAATGGGTACTACCTTCGTTCCATAAGCACCTAATAAAAGCCCTCGATTTGCTAGAAAAAAACGAATTAACCTCTCATTACGGCAAATCCGCAGCTGAACGCCAGAAAATAGAGAAAGTTCCCGTACGAAACCTACTGATTACCATGCCTCCCCGTCATGGAAAGTCCACATACGGGAGTGTTTTGTTCCCTGCGTACTTTATGGCTAAGAAACCCAACAGGTTTCTTATGTCTACGTCCTACAATTCGCAACTTGCTACCGACTTCGGGCGACAAGTACGTGATTTGTGCCAAGAACCCGTCGTATCGCAGACATTTCCAGACTTTGAGATGTCCCCGGACAGTCGAGCCGTAGATCAATGGCGTACTACGAGTGGTGGTGCTGCCTATTTTATAGGTGTTGGTGGTACAACCTCTGGTCGTGCCGCAAATATGCTAATATTTGACGACCCATTCAAGTCAAGAGAGGAGGCAGAGAGTGCAACACAACGCAATAAGGTATGGAATTACTACGTTTCTGCCCTATCCACTCGTTTACAGCCCGATAATGATGGGACACCACCCTCACAAATACACATACAAACACGATGGCATCCCGATGACCTAGCAGGTCGCCTTATGCAGACCGACGATTGGAGCGAAGGACGTTGGTTACACATTAATTTTAAGGCGATCGAGGATTTAGAGATACCCGGAGAGAAAGTTAGCAGGGCGCAACTACCCAAAGACGACCCTAAATACCTCGAAGGCACAAAATTACAGAAGTTATCGCATGGTAAGAGGTATATAACTAAGACAGTTAAGACAGCTTTGTGGGACGAAAGGTTTTCTTTGGAAGATTTAGAAAGAAGGCAACGCCTCAACCCACGAGAGTTCGCCTCTCTCTACCAACAAACCCCCTACATAGAGGGTGGTAACTTAATTAGGTCGCATTGGTGGAGAACCTACCCATCTGACATGAAGCCAGAGCGATTTGTTTCATTAATAATAGCCTGTGATACAGCCTTTAAAGCCAAAGAAGATAATGATTACTCTGTTATGCTTGTTATGGGACTAGATACTTCGGGTGATATATATGTTGTAGAGAACCACAGAGGTCGCTACGAGTTCCCAGAATTAAAAAGACGTATGATTACCCTCAATAATCTATGGCGAGGTAAGGGATTAAGGGGGATATACATAGAAGATAAGGCATCCGGGCAATCGCTTATACAGGAATTAAAAAGAGAGAGCGGTGTATCTGTCATTCCATACAAGGTATCTAACGATAAAGTGTCTCGCTTAAATGCAGTCCTTCCTCTTATAGAAGGGGGACGAGTTTTCCTACCATCTACGGCAAACTGGCTAGATAACTTTTACGATGAGTGCCAAACATTTCCTAGCGGTACTTATGACGACCAAGTTGACGCTTTATCGATAGGACTAGATGTGCTTGCAAGAACACCCGCAACTGGCGAATACTACAAACCCCCTGCCTTTACTCTCGATTTTAATGACAAATCTTTTTGGTCAAATCCCAAAGAATTTGGAAAAGGTAAAAAGCCCACATGGAAGGGTTGGGGTGAATAATAAGGACGACTACAGACAACTAAGAGGTTAGGTTTTCAACATGAACACCACAGTAACAACGAACTATAGAGCCGAGTACCTTCCGGGTGACGATGGTATTATTGTCGATCTGTCAGAACATGCAGATCGTTTGATGGCTTATGAAGATATATCTTCAGAATTATCAGAGGAACAGGAACAGCGTTTAGTTAATTATATTAAGTCAGCTATGCAGATGTCCTACGATCGCATCTCCCGTAGGTACGATCATTGGAAGGAAGCTGACAGGGCGCACGACGTATATGTACGTCCAGACGCAACAGCCTTCAGAGAGAAAGCTGTCATTGCAGATAGCCGTGCCATAGCTGATACAGTTCTTACTTATTTAATGGCTGCCCTTACGGGCAGAAACCCGATGTTCCAACTCGAAGGATTAAATAGGCAATCGAGAAAATCATCAGCTATTATAGAACGTCTCCTTCATCAGCAGATGCGACGTACGGCAGGTGAAGCCCGTATAGCTCAACATCTTTTAGATAGTATTCGATATGGCTACGCTCCTACAAAAATTATATGGGACGCTGATACTCGAACCAACGAGATTGTAAACTTCGATCCACGTAGAGTTTTCCATGATCCAAGAATACAATGGGGTGATTGGGACAAGATGCAGTTCATAGTTTTCTCTGACTACTCTTCCTACGATGCTTTGAAACAATCTAAGATGTATCCGAAGCTAGACGTATATCCATCTTTACGTAACAGATTAAGTCCTCCATCTGGAGGTTGGGATGCTCATACTTGGCATCAAGAAAAGGGACGTGGTTTATCTATCGACCCTGCCGAACGTAATCGTAGAGAGAACGGGGGTTCTTTCTTTGCGTTAGGGGATAGCCGGGTTGTCGATGAATGTTGGATTAGACTGGCAGGATATGAAGTTAATCTACCACAAGTGGATCAGCTTTGGTTAGTAGCAACAGTATTAGATGAGCATGTCATCATACGATTTCAGCTTAATCCATACGGCAGACAATTCCCGGTAGCGATCGGTGGACTGTATCAAGATGCCCACAAATCCTACGGGCAGTCACTCTACGATCTTATACTACCATTACACGATGTAGCTACGTGGCTTCTACGATCACGTATAGATAACGTACAGGCGGCACTTTCTAATTTAATTTTTGCCGACCCTTCTCAGATAGCAATGAACGATCTCATTGATCGTAACCCACACGGGATTGTTAGAACGATGCCCGGCACCGAGCCCGGTAAAGGCATTTTCATTGCCCAAGTACCAGATGTAACAAAGGGACATTGGAATGATATACAGGCTATGGGTCTACTGAAACAGCGCTTGAGCGCTGCTTCAGACGCACAGCAGGGAATACCGACAGCCGAAGGCGGGGTAAGAACAGCTACAGAAATACAGAGGTTAACACAATTAGGATCGCAAAGACTTGGGGTTCTTTCCAGAATTATATCCTCTACGTCCATACGACCGATGGTTCGTATGATGGTATCGAACATACAGGATTTCTTTTCAGAGGATGGATCAATTAGGATTGCCGCCAACGATAGTGCTGCTGAAGTATCTAATATGGTGGATCAAGGATACTTAGATTTTGGATTAAAGGACATACAGGGTGAGATAGATTATCTAGTCGTAGACGGAACATTACCGCTCGAACCCGCTCGAAATGCCGAGACTTGGATTAATATGCTTAAAATCCTAAACGAAACTGGTATGGCAATGGAATACAATGCAGGAAAGATTGTAGAAGAAGCCATACGATCAATGGGTGTATCAGACCTAGATCAATTTAAAATCTCAAAAGAACAAATGAAAGAAGGTCTACGTCCTTCACAACAGATGATGTTGATGGAGAAAATGCGTGGGGCAAGTGTTAAACCAAATGAGCAAGTCCAGAAGGAAGTAGAGAAAGGTAATCTAGTTCCTCTTAAAAGGAGGGCAGAAGATGAAAACCGACAGTCGTAATCTAGCTTCAAAGGTAGAAGCCGTTATCAGAGAATATACTGATGCCAGAATAAATGAAGAATTAGCACCATTAAGGGACGACATAGCTACCCTTAAAGATGCTATATTGCGTTTAAGAGAAAGTTTACAGTCTGATTTGGGCAATGTTACGGGTCGTATGACAAGCATGGAAACATTGGTCAACATGTCCACCTCAAGATTAGCTAAACTTAAAGAGATTGCAAAAGAGGTTAAATAATGGCTTTTACTAGAGTTCCTTCGGAACAGCTTAATTTTAGAAGTGCAAGTACAGGTACGCATTTATTAGATACTTACTTGGAGGACTGTGAAAAAGGCGGAATAACCTTATCGAATTTGCTGAATAAAATATTTAACGAAACAACAGGTGCTATAGATGTTTTCACATTTAGTTACGATAATACTAGCGGAAACGAAAAACTGTTCCTCAAAATTGGGACGGATGGGGCAACCAATGAAATTGCTTCGTTCACTCAGTTATTTTCCGACCTTAATTCCTTTAAAGCTACCGCGCTTGCGGATATGGAAACCAAAAGGGTTAATGCCGAAAATTCGGCTACCAATGCTTCGACTTCCGAAACCAATGCCCTTTCTCACAAAAATGATGCAGAAACTGCGAAAACTGCTTCAGAAGCCGCTCGTGATCTTTCGCAAACTTACGCCAACCAAGCGTTCCAAACAACCCCGACAGTAATAGGTCAAGGCATATTACTAGCACAGTTACATGGTTCGCTCTTTGATGGGAGTACATTAAGTGCCTAACATATCTACATCCGACCAACAGGCTCTAGCAACAGAAGTTGGTAGTCGTCTTAATACTTTAACAGCAAGTACACCAAATGCTGATCTTGTTTATCTCGCTCGTATGATCGAGATATTTAATGGCAATGCCAACCTATCGGCAGTTGCCGCACAAGGGACAACGAGTGTAGGTCTTGTACAAGCACAGCAAACAACAAGCACAACTGCCGTACAAGGTACAGGCACTACCGAAGTGGCTGCAGTTCAAGCGGCATCGGCTACAGAGCAAGCCACCTTAAATGCTCTACAAACTTCAATCGCAAGTGCTTTAGCAGCATACAACACATCACCCTTGAAACAATATTTCTTAACCCAAAGCTAAGAGGAACGAAAAATGGCAAACGGACTTTTAGGAAAAAAACTTGTTAATGTTGCCGACACAGAACTTGTGTATACAGTTCCTAGTGCAAAAGTGGCGACATTTAATTTTTCCATATTAAATAATGCTGCACAGGCATCGACAGTAAATGTGTATATCTCTGGTACAAATTATCAGACAGCAGACTTTTCTAATTATACATCTGCAGCAGATAGTTTTACTTCTTCTTTTAAACCACGTGATATTATAGGAACTGGTTTAAATAGGTTGTTTTTAACTTCTGACCATCCAGCGGCAAAGACTGCACCGAAGAAAGCAATCGTAGACCATGCGGCACAGACATGGACAGTCTCTGATATGGCATCTACTTTAGCAGGTGAGCCTTTACCTTTTTATTATAACACAGAACTCTACGTTCGTGATATGTATGCAGGAGCAGTTTATACATTCGCCAATTATATATCTGGTGGATCGGCTACAACGGCTGCAACAAACTGGGGTTTTACAGGAACAGATAACATTCTGTGGGCAACAAACGTAGAAGCCGACAATGCTGTATTCTATGTAAAAGGTAGCACAGGCGTTAATTCGATTGCTGATTATCGCTCTACGACTAACTCGTACGGCACTTATTATCAAATTCCTTTTGGTGGATCAATCACAAGTTTGGTTGGTGTAAAGACAAACTCCGAAAGATTTATTGTTGGTATGTCTACTGGTAATGTTTATTGGTCTAGCCAAGCTGATCCTTCAGCCCCCGGTCATTGGAACACAACGATCATAACCCTTCCTACAGGTGTTTCTGGAACAATGGTCAATGCTACATCTTCAGCAACAAAAGTTTATGCGGCTTTTGATACTGAAAAGATTATGGTAAACACCTTTGGATCAACTGATGAGCCATTAACAGGTTGGACTGCATTTGATTTTCCAAGCGGGAAAGACGCTGCAAATCTTATAGATATGTACCATGATGGAACTAATCTTGTTCTGCAATGGGACGACTTTACAACAACTTCAACAGCAGACGATGGAACAACTTGGGGTTCTGCTGTAACTGTAAAGGCAAAGCAGTATCTAACAGTTGATGTTAGTGCATCTAAGTATCGTATTGAAGGTATTAAAACACCAGAAGTAGAGCTTGTTAAAGGACATACTTATGTATTCCAACAGCTTGCCGCTACAAACAATACGCATCCACTTTCATTTTCAACAACACAAGATGGGACACATGCTTCATCTCCGGGTACAGCCTATTCTACAGGTATGACCTTTAAGTATGGCAATCCATCTGCAACGGCAGAGTTTACAGGAACATCCACAACATACACCGATTGGACTAGCAACCATGCTACTTATAATGGTCAGCCTAGATTAATCGAGTTTACTGTTCCTTCTGACGCTCCTGCTACTTTATATGCTTATTGCTCTGCACATTCTGGAATGGGGTTTACTATCAAGTGTGTTGATGCTCCTGCTCAGACTGGTGAGAAGTGGTTATCTACTCAAACCATTTGGGATAGTGTCAATGAAGGCGATGCTATTAAGAAGATCGATGTGTTTGCCGATGGTACAACAACAACTCGTTTAAAAAGATTTAACACTCTTAACAATCAAGACTTGTATGACAAGGCTACTTTATCAGCAGGTGAAGTTCTCGAAAGGACTGGCATTATGGCGAGTGCAGGAGAACAGCTACTTGTGACAACAACAGTAGACGGAATGGTTGTTAGGGCGCATGGTATAGAGGAGTAGTATAACATGGCAAGAAATAGGTATCCTTTAGCAGTTACTGGTAGCGGTGCATCTGCCGTTAGTGGTGGAAATATTAGAATGACCAAAAATAATTGGGTAAGTGGTGACGCTATATCAAGTGGTTATACACAAAATATTATGGTCGATCAAAATACAGCTATAAGTAATTATACTTTTTATTTTGATAATAGTTTCCAAAGCTCGAATACGGCAGCAACTAGAACTGGCACACTTCCTACAGGACTAAATGAAACACTTAGTACCGATAGTAGTGGCACAGTAATGATTGGTTATGTTCAAGTTACTGGAACACCATCTGATGCCCCCGGAACTTACGAGTGGCTTTATACGATAACAGACCCTTATGATAACAGCACAGCCGTAATTAATTTTAAAATGATTATCGCTCCCACAGGAACAACTCCTGTTTGGTCAACAACAGCTATTGCGTTTGATAGGATACTTAGAAACACAGCTTCAGCACAGCAATTATCAGCCGGACCGACTACTTCTTACGCCAATGCTGTTTATAGCATTTCTGCTATAAGTGGGTTTGCAACGGGTGTTCTTCCACAGGTCGATAGTGCTACTGGTGCTGTTACAGTTGCTAATACCCCAGATGTTACGGCATCAGCGACTGCTCACTCTTATACAGTAACGGCTGATTTGGGAGAATATGGAACTTCGACAAATACTTTTACTGGTAATGTTTCTTATGGTGATCCGTATGGCTCACGTTATTTCGGACCGGCTAATTGCGATCTTAATTATACTACAGGACAAAATAGCATTTTAAATGAAGCAGATAGTCAAGCTAGATTTAATCCTGCAAAATCTTCTGGTGCTTTAAAAAGAGTTTATGATGTACAGCAGGATACATCACCTTATAATTACCAAGATGGTTATGGTTGCGAATACAGTAATTCTATGCAAGGCAAAATGAGTGACAGTTGGGCAGATGATTTAACTAATGACTACCAAAAAAATGGATGGGTGGGTCACGAATATACTTCCAATAGTTTCTGGTCGAGTGGTAGCAATCACCATAGTGTACAAGCTACTTGGACTGTACCAAATGGCGTTACTTCTTTTGCTGCTGTTGCTATTGGTGGAGGAAGTTCTGGTAGCTATTCATGGGCATCTGCGGGTTCAAGTGGAGGGGGTTTAGCTTGGATGAATGGTATAAGCTGTACGCCGGGAGAGACTTTTACAATAGTTATTGGTTTAGGTTGTCATGCCTATAACTCTAGTCCTTCAAGTTATGGTGGTGGTAATAGCTTTATTATAAGGAACAGCACAGGTAATTGTCTCATTTTTGCTCAAGGTGGTGGTTGGTCTGGTTATACAAGTAGCAACCCTAATGGTCAAAGCACAAGTTATTTTCAAGGTCGGACGATACAAGGTATAGAAAATTGGGATAAGGGACACGGCTACAACTATAACAACTCACAAGATGGTGGCGGTTGGGGTGTCAGATCATCCGAAGGTAGTGCAGTATATGATGGTGCAGGTGGTTCTGGTGGAACTGGTTGGCACTATGGAGGTGGAGCAGCAAAATACACTAGTGGTTATTATGGTATGCCCGCAGGAGGTTATCGAGGAAATTGGACTGCTGGTGAAGGTAACGATTATAATGGTTATAATGGAGGTGGAGGCACTGGTAGATATTATTCATCGACTTATGGTTCTGCGGGAGGCGGCGGAACAGGTGCAGATGGTCAAGGTCAACGTGGCGCACGTTACGATGGTCGTCCCGATGGAAATCCAGACGCAGGTAGTGGATACGGCGGTAACCAAGGTTCTGATAATTCTTATCCTAATGGTTCTTCTAATTATCGTGGTGGAGGCGGTGGTGGATCGGGTGGTTCTCGTTCTACTTATGGTCAAAACGGATATGTTTCTGGTGGTTATCACGAAGGTCAAACGTCCTCACGTTGGTATAATATGAACGGAGGGATGCACGGCGGCGGCGGCGGTGGTAGCGGAACTTCCAATGGTGGCGGCGCAGGCGGCCCGGGCTGTGTTAGAATTATATGGGGTGTTGCAACAGATGGTTCTACACGTTGTTTCCCATACAACTACGCAAGTGAAAATCCAAATATGAAAGTAGCGGGGATGACATAATATGACAGTAACAAGAGATGCCCTTTTAGCTAATTCTCGAATTGCTAGAAATGAAAAACTAGCGCAGAGTGATATTAGCATGTTAAGAGTTTTGGAAAGTGCAACAACCTATTCTGCTTTTACAACTGCAAGAACAGATTGGGTTACATATCGACAAGCTTTACGAGACTACCCTTCAACCATTCCTGCTGAATTAAAAACGGAGGATAAAGACCATCCGAACACATTGACTAATGTTCCAGAGATGCCTTTATCACCAGATGAAACGCAAGCAGTAATAGACGCTGAAGCTGAAAAAAAAGCAAATGCAACGGCCGCAGCAAAACTTATTAAGGAATAACTTTAACTTCAAGGAGACACTATGAAATTCATCCCTTATGTCGGAGAAGATGGGAAAACCAACTACTTCGACGCACACGCAGTACAGTTTACAATGGCGTTCCAAATCGGACCGGTTGACGAACATGGCAAAGTTCAGCAATGGGGAACAAAAGTTGCTTTCAATACGCCCAATCATGGTTATATAATTAGTAAAGAACCCTCCGATGTTCTTATAAAAAGGATTGAAGAAGCGAATGGTCTGGTGTCAGATTGATCCACCCTTTCAGCTTTCCACTTTTAATTCGTGACCTAGATCGAGGTGACGAAATAGCCGACGAGCTTTGCGAGTTCACGTATAAGATACGAGAGATCGATAAGCAAGGTGGTGTTATATCAGATAACTTTGGCGAAACTGCTAAGTCGCCAGAGGATTATGCTAAGTATGGTTATACGAGCTACACAAACTACAATCTCGCTACGCTAACAGGCAAGGATAATGAAGGTGTTATTCCTAAAGTCCATCAAGCTTGTTCATCTATGTGTGAAGAATATTTTTACAATATAAACAATCCTCGTGAATTCTACATAGATACGTCATGGGTTGCTACTTATGACGAGGGATGTTTTGTTCCAAGACATACACATCCCAATGCACATTTAAGTTGTGTTTTTTATGCTCAAGCAACTGAAGGCACAGGTCAAATTATTTTTGAAAACCCTTCTCAACCTATCTATGGTGTAATTGCAGAAAAAAATGCTGAAATGTGGAACGATTTTATTCCTGTTGAAGCTAAGAGGGGTAGGATGATTATTTTTCCATCTTTTATGCCCCATTACACTAAACCTCACATGGGTAAAGAAGAACGAATAATCTTCAGCGCAAACATGGCAATAATGAATACAATGATCTCAAGGATCAAACCACCTATCACAGATCATCATAGGCACAATAACAACTTAAAGCTTGCAGAAAATTATGGGGACGACACACTCCTCTTCCCCAAGCATAATGATCCGAAACTAATAGAAGGTGAAGTTAATGAGCAAGACAATGAAAAAAGCGTGTAATACTGTTATGCCGAAAAAAGGCGTAAGTAATAAGAAGAAAAAGTCAGGCATTAAAATTCAAGGATCAGCTAAAGGAACTTAATTGAGCAATCAATCTCAACTTAAAAAGCTTGTGACTTTGCAAAAAAGTGACGGGTGGAAAATAGTAAACGAAGTTATGAAGGACGAAATACTACAACTCGCTCTTCTAATGGCACGATCAAAGGAAATGTCTCAACAAGAGGTGGACTTTAATCGTGGTGCAATCTGGGCGGCAGAGCAAATGCTTAACCTCCCAAAAAAAATAACCCATAAACTTGAGGGCGAGATCGCTCTTGAGGATAATGGTATCGGACATGGCTAGGACGCTACGGCTTCCAGAAGGAGAAATAAAATGGCTACAACACCAGAAGAACAGTTAAAAAGACTTGCTGAACAAAGGTTAGGTGCTGAAACACCACCACCAACCGCACCACCTCCCGCACCAAATGTGGAAAAGGAAGCTCCTCCAACAACAGAGGAAAAGGCTACAGCAGTTGCATCACCTCAAACAGAGGGTGATAAAGCAAATCAAGACCCTGTTGTTTATCAAATGAAGATAAACGGCAAGGATAGGGATTTAAGTCAGAAACAGATTGAAGAAACCTTCGGTCGATATAGGGACTTAAATTTTAAAAATATGAATAATGCGCCTATCAATGCAGTTGCTGAACAACTGATGAAGGCATCTGGTGCAAATCCAGATCAAGTGGCAAAACTAATATCGGCTTCTGTTAAAGCATTTACTAAAAATGCTCAGATGGGTAACACAAGACCTAAACAACAGAACGTAGCCGAACCGAAGCAACCCAGTCCAAAAGCTACCCAACCGAACATCAATGAAGAGTTCGCTAAGTATGAGGATGAAAATGCAATAAGCCTTCCTCCCGGCTATCGAGAGGGATTGGATAGAATTAATCGCATGGAAAATCAACTCAAGAAGGGTGTGACCATGATGAATAATATTCTTAGCCAATCAAAAGGTAATGCACAAATGGGGATGCAAGCCGCACAATCTGCTAACGTAGACAGAAACACGGCTATTAAAAATACCATCGCTAACAACCTCGATAAAGCTCAACAGGCAAATGGATTGCCAGATGGCGATGGGCAAGCGTTTATGGCGTATGCGGGCGAAAGAGGTTACACAATGGAAGATTTTGTTGATAGTGGATTAGTCAACAAAGTTGTTTCCGATTTCAAAAATGAAAAGAATACCCCAGAGTTCAACAGGTTGCAGGATATGGCTAAACGTAGAGAAAGCTTTTTAAAGACTGGGAAAACCAATCCAACATCTGAAATGGCGGCAAAGCCTAAAGATGATATGATGGAGAGGTTAACAGCTAAAGGCATCAAGTCTCGTTTGAATATCGGATAAAAAATGCAATCAGATTAAAAAAAAGGACGAAGTGTTCTACAAGATACTTCATATTAGAGCCGTATCAGAAATGCTACGGCTCTTTTTTTTTGATGCACTATAGGACAGAAGATAAGCGGTGTGAGTTCCACCTTTATTGAATGTTCCCCTAACTGAAACCTTTATGAATAGGAGGATTGCTAATGGCTGCAATTCAAGGACTACGGGGTACAGGTCAGTTTACAACGGACTTCCGCCCTAAGAATTACAGAGAATTATATTCTTTGTTAGAACCTAATGGTAATGCGCCGCTAAATGCATTGTTATCAATGGCTTCGAGCGAAGCAACTGACGATCCCGAATTTATCAACTTTCGCGATGAGCTGCCCGCAAGGGAACTTACTGTGAATGGTGCGATAAGTTCTGCATCGACAACTGCGATCGTAGTAGCTAGTGGTAATGATAATCTTTTTGCGGTAGCAGGAACTATTATTGTTAACTCAGCAACTGGCGAAGTTATGCGATGTACTGCTGATAGTACAGCAACAGGTTTAACTGTTGAAAGAAATATCGGTGGGACAACCCATACAATCGCTGATGGCGCAAAGCTATTTATAGCAGGGTCAGCCTTCGAGGAAGGTGCGTCCAGTCCAACAGGCGTATCATTCGATGCTTCAACATCATCGAATTATACTCAGATTTTCAGAACTGCTTACACAGTAACTGAAACTTTGAAAGCCACAAATCTAAGGACTGGCGACAAAGAAGATGAGATGGCTACTAAGGCTCTCAAAATGCACATGTCCGATATTGAAAGGGCTATGTTTTTTGGGGTAAAGCACGAAAGTAACGGCTCAACTGCACAACCTCGTAGGTTTTCTGGTGGTTTAACCAATCTAATTACAAACGTAATTGACAGATCAACAGCTTCTAGCTCTATGTCAGAAGATCAGTTTGATCGTCAGCTAATCGAAAACGTATTCGCTTTCGGTTCTAAGCAGAAGATTATGTTCGTAGGTGCAAAGGTCGCAGGACACTTGCAGAAGATAGGTAAAAACAGATGGTCGCCAACTGTAATGGAAGGAACGTATGGGGTTAATTTAACCGCTTACGAAACTTTCGCAGGTACGCTTATGACCCATCTGCATCCACAATTCAGACAGATACCGGGCATGGATAATGCGGCAGTCATTGTTGACTTCCCATATCTAAAGTATCGTTATCTCGAAGGTCGTGATACATCTCTACTAAGAGATCGTCAAGCAACAGACGCTGATAGCACAAAGTCAGAATACTTGACTGAGTGTGGTCTTGAGATGTTGCAAGACAAGGTTCATACCTACATTAAAAACTGGACTACGCTCACTTAATTCCCTCTACGAGCAAGTCTACGAGCGGGCGCATCAGCGCCCGTTCTTATTTCTATATACATTTTTAGAGCCAAACGGGGACGCACCACTTAATGCAGGGAATTTTTATGTCACATCAAGGTATCGATAGCTTTTGTCCCAGATGCGGGACATACGGGGATGAAGCCGTATATGTTCATGGACATTATCAATGTCCAGTTTGCAAATGTATTATTGATGATTGTTGTCAAGGAGAAAGGACGACTAAGGTTGATAAATACTCGATAAATAAAGAACCATCAAAATAGGAGACTTTCAATGGCACGTAAAAGAGCAAGGAATGACAAGGGGCATTACATTAAAGACGACCCCAATACCGAAGTGGACGAAGCTTGGACAGATGATGAAGAAATTGTTGAAGATGAATTTATAGATGACGAGGACGAGGAAGTAATCGTAGAAGAAGTAGACCCAACTCGTAAGGCAAAACAGGCAAAAGCTCCTAAAAATACAAACAAAAGTGAGTTCTGTTTCTTTGTTACAGCAAATCCAGAAGCAGGGGTATGGGACTTTATTATTGGAGACGATCGGTACTCTGGGTTTTGGGATGCTGATAGATCGTATGTTCATTGGAAGATACCAAGAGCAATTAAAGAAAACGCTATGAAGCATCATCATGTATGGTCGGGAAGAATTTTGCCCGCAGATGATGAATAGGTGTACGAATGGCAGAATATTCTGTAGTCAAACCATTTGAGAGTGAACAGGGAAAGTTTACCCCACTCGAAGGTTTAGTTCGTTCTGCTCTAGTACGAGCAGGTAACTTTTCTCCTTCCCGTATTGACGGGGAGGTAATGATGATGATGGTAGAGCTTGCTAACAGAGTTGTCGAAGAAGTTAGACGACATCCCTATTGGACTGGTGGCGACATAGACTATTATAATGATCCTACACAAACAAGAGAAGTACCAGACATGATAATGATTGATGGACTTACGAGCCATTATCTTATTCAACAGGGTAGCGAAAAAGCTATGGTGTTTCTGCAAATGTATCAAGCAAATCTAGCAGATGTATTGTGGGATAAGTATAGAAGAAAAGACAGCAAAATTGGTAACGATGAAATAATTGTTTCAGTTACTGATGGCGGAAGTAATAAAAATTATAAACCACCTTACCCCGATGATGAGACGAATAAGTTGTTAACATGACAAGATTAGCTTACGCCCCAATCGCTATTAAATCAGAAGCGACTACCTACTATGGATTTAGAGGCGTGGATCGAAGCCGTGATATTGCGGCTATGGAAACGCAGAAGGAACAAAACTTTTACAAGCTTGAAAACTGTTATGTTGATTATAGGGGTCAGCTAATTCGTGATCCTGCTTTCTATTTACATAGAGGGTCTAATCGTTTCCCGGTAAAAGCTATTCGTTTCTTTAATAGAGATGGTGTTGTCTTTGCTGAAGAAGATGCTGCAAATACTCATCTGGCATCTGATAAAGGTCACAGAGTAAATGAAGCTTATCAAAAAGATGCTGTAGTAACGATGACCAACTTTAAAGGTGAGGTGCATATTTTCTCACCAGATCAAGTTACTTATAGATATAATGGCTACGAGTTTACTAAATCAACGACATCAATCAAACCTTCTTTTGGAGTTCCTATTCAAAGAAGATTATGTGTTGCTGGGTTTAAGGATCGTCCTACTGTCTTAGAGTTTAGTCGTGTAGATAATCCAGATATTTTTTTAGCAGAAGAAGCCCCAACTGAAGAGGTAACAAGAGCAAGCTTTATAGACATATCTAATCTAATCGGTACTGCTGATGAGATAATAGGTATGGGTACATTTGAAGCAAACAGACTTGCTGTTTTTACCAAAGACCAAACGCTCGTATATATTATTGATCCAGATTTAGAGCAATGGCAGTTAGATAGTAGAGCCAATTTACGTATTGGTTGTATTAGTCACGGCAGTATTGTTAACGCAGGAAGTGACTTAATCTTCTGTTCGAGAAGAGGAATACACTCTTTGATGAGATCAGAACAGAATGGTCTTACTATTGCGGAAGCATCTTTATCGGACGAAGTAGAAGTTTTGTATCAAGAATTAGTAAGGACAACAGACAATCTAGCTTCAATACAAGCTGTCTACGATCAAGACACACAAACGTACCATGTGTTCTTCCCTCGTAGGGGTGGTAGACAAACTGTTCGTTTAAGTATGAACTTTCGTTCCGGGTATGAAAAAGTTAACTTTCAGTTAGGAGATACTCTCTTTCCTAGATGTGGTACTTTCTTAGGTGGTCGTCTCATGTTTGGAACAGCAGACGGAGTGTACGAAGCAACACAAAGAACTTTTTTACAGGACACAGGATTATCTGATTTAAGAAGATCGCCAATGATAGCTGAAACACCTATCTTATGGTTGGGTGATTTTATCGGTACGAAGAGGTGTCATACTCTTATTGTACAGGCTACAGGAAAGGGTCGCTTCTTTATTGATGCAGTCGATGAAGATGAAAGACAGATGACAACAATAGAATGTAATATGGATCGGCTCACGGGGGACGACCATTGGGGCGATAGTCCGTTAAAATCAGATTACGCTTTTCCATTTCAGCAACACTTTAGAGGTGTTCGTTTGAGATTTAGAACTGAAGAAAAAGATACTGAAACCGACGTAACTGTAATTTCATTTGCGTTTCTAATGCACAAGGAGAAATAAGATGGCTCGCCTAAAGGTACTTTATCCCGGCAACCACACGTCGAGTGGTAATATCGGCGCAGACATTGAGAATGTTGTAAGATACTTAAATTCGGCAGAAATAGCAGATAATACTTTATCTGAACTATTAGCAAAAATTTTTGATACAACGACAGGTAAAGTTAAAACACTTGTCGAAATGCGTTTAGATACAACATCTGGCTTGCAATACAGAGTTGGTGAATATGTAAGTGCAACTGAAGGTTGGAATACATTAGCAACATTAACTCAAGTTAGAGGTGCATCTGGTTCAGACGTTGGTACGATTGGCGCACCATTGTTTTCTGCTCGTGCAGATCACGTTATAAACCTAACTATCAATGGTCAGATACCATATCCTACAGGATCAACTGTTTTTACATATCAGCATGATACGGCTGATGCTATTGTTGTTTATATCAATGGTGCTTTACAGGCTACAAGCACATACACTCATTCACATACAGCAGATACAGTTACGCTTTCTAGTGCAACATCTGCTAATGATGTTGTTACAATCTACAAAGTTCAATCAGCAAACGATAGTGGATACAACAGAACAGAAGTTGTAGCCCTTGCCGCACAAGCTGTTTTCCCTTTTGTTCACACAGCAGACCAAAGTGTTTTGGTTTATAGAAATGGTATTTTGCAAAGACCGGGTGGAACGAACGACTATACGCAACAACCTGCAAACTCTACGATTACGTTTACGAGCGCCTTAACAGCAGGTGACTTAATTACGTTTATTATCGTAGCAGATACAGCACAGGTTCGTGTTTCTGGTTTGATGACCGAAGCAAAGTTTACAGATACAAATGGATTTATACCATTTAACAAACTATCTATTGTAGATGATGAAATACCACAAGCAAAAGTTAATAATCTAACTGGTTTGTTAGCCAACAGAGGACGTATTTATGTATCTGCTACACAGCCTACTTCTGCAAATGCAGGAGATATGTGGGTTGATACGGCAGCTTCGCCAAACGTACTAAAGTTTTATAATGGTACTGGTTGGTTGTTAACTTCACCAGATACAGGTATTCCTGCGTTTGCCACATCTAACGCATTACAGTTTCTACGAGTAAACTCTACTGGTGGTGGTCTGGAATTTTCGGACGTAGATTTATCTGCGCTCGTAACAACGACTTCGATTGGTGCTGCAAATGGTGTAGCTGGACTAGATGCTTTTGGTAAAATGCCTATTGCTCAGTTGCCTAGCACATTTGCAACAAGAAGTTTCTATATCAATGAACTTGGTTCTATTACAAATGGTGATTATCGAATTACCAGAGCCTTTAAGCAAAACGTAAGACTAGATGCTATAGCAGTAAAAACAACATCTGGAACTTGTAATGTTCAACTAAAAGCAGCTGGACTAAACTTAGGTGATATAGTTGCCGCAAGCTCTACTCTTACAGAACAAAATTTATCAAACTCTATTGCTGTAGATGCAACAACTGTTTCTCGTGAAATAGCTATTACAGTTACATCTGCAACAGCAGTAACAGATTTAGAAGTAACAGTAGCAGCGGTGATAACAAATGTCTAACTTTAGCAACCATCAACTTCGTAAGATAGCCCAATCGCTTGAGGGCATGGGTCGTTATGGCGATACCCAACTTGTACACGTTACACCAGAAGAAGTTGATATGCTGACAAAAGTAGGGGCAGGGACAATAAACCCGAAAACGGGTTTATTAGAATTTTATAATACTCAAGAAAAATTAAACCAAGCTCTTAAAGATAGTGGTGGAGAGTGGACTAAAGAGGTCAACGATCTAGCTAAACAGCGTGATGCTGAAAAAGGACAAGTGTATAATGTTTCTACAGATACTTATACTTCTACCAATGCAAGTAGTGGAGGTAGTAACAAATCTTCTACGACTGTACCAACAAATCAAAATGACTTTACTGGTAGATATGATGCCGGCGAACTAACAGATGAAATAAGAGAGCAGAATAGAAACAACTCTTTCTTAGGTCTTGATCGTGATGGTGACGGATCAATGTGGACAACCACAGATACGGCAACTGGTGATACCTATAACTGGCTTGGTCAGAAAATGAATATCATTGAGGGCGTTAATGACGAATATGTGTGGGGGTCAATGGATGTTGATGGCGATGGTTCTATGTGGACAGCTAACGGGTCATACGCTATTTCAGATCACGCTCTTGTTAAAGGTAAAAGTGCATTTGGCACAGCATTAAATGTAGTTGGTTTAGTTGCAAACCCTGTGGCTTTTGTTGCGGGAAAGGCTATTAATAATTATTTCGACGCAGACAAAGATGGCTCTATGTTTACGACTGGTGGTGAGTTTACATGGGGAACGGGATCGTCCAATACTCAAGCACAAACTACTCCTGTAGATTGGGGTGATGATGATAGCTCAACCACTATCGATTCTACTGTCGCAAATACTGACAATGAAACATCTGATGATGATACAAAGAAGGGCGATGAGGCTATGACTTATTCCGATATAAAAGGTCAGTTCGGGTATAATAAGTTTAGCAGTTCTAGGAATGGTAGAGAGTTTTTAAACTACTCCTATGTAGATGGACAAGCAACACCTACCACCTCATACATGAGAAGCGATCGCCCTTTTCATATAGCTTTATCAGAGGAAAGCGCACAATCTTATGCTTTTTCCGAACAGGCTTCAAATGGAATACAACAGATGATAAGTCAGCTTGATCCAGATGTTATGGACGCACTCGCAGGAGAGATGAGTGTTCATTTAACTAACGATCAAAAGATAGCCCTCGTAGTAGGGGATCAAGATAGTGGCTTTGTTGAAGCCACATACGAAGCTAACCCGGAAGGCTACGATACTGTAATGAATGACGTTGCTAACATGCTTGCTTATATGGGTGCTTCTGGTGACGCTAAGATAGATGCAGGTTTTATGGGTAGAGTTGCTTCAGCAGAGAGGTTTCAGAACTATTCAACCCCCGATCTAGTATCGTCTTTAGCTTCTTTAGAAGATGAACTTCTTTTATACGAACAGGGAACACCACAATATAGATTGGTCGTTGAGCGTATAGATGAGATACAAAGAGAAATGTCAAGACGAACAAATGATGGTAATGCAAATAGTGCCGCTTATAGCGTAAATGCTGTAACGGATACGATTAAAGAAACTGCAAATGAAATTGTAACAGCGGCGGCTTAATAAGGACGACTTAAATAAAATAAAAACGTAGTGTCGATTAAACAACAAGAGGTGTAAGATGGCTTTTTCAAGTGAAATATTTGGTGCAAATACTGGAACTTCTATTGCGAAGCGTAAAGCCGCATCAGCAGCAGGGGAAAAAATTGCAGATCAAGGAAGATATGGTGACAGTATGGTTATTCACGCATCTCCTTTTACTCAAAAACTTTTAACAAATATGGGTGGTGCAGGAACATTTAACCCTAAAACTGGAATGTTAGAATTTTTTAATGTTGATGAAGCTGTAAGAAGAAGGATGAAGAAAGGATATTAATTTGGCGAACGCATTGCGCGACGCTATGGAAGTATGGGGAACTTGTCCGAAGTATGGTGAATATAAGGCAAAGTATCTCTGGTTCAGATTAGTAAGCGCTTACGATAACGATAAACTTCATGTATTTTATGACGAAGAAAAGCCAGTTGGATTTATGACGCATTGTTTCTTTACTGAGAAGGAAGCTGAAACGATGAAATGGTATGGAGTGGAAACATTCAAACGGGATAAAGGCGATCAGCTTTGGGTAATAGATATGGTCGCTAATGGTGGAAGAGATGATGTTCTTGAGGTGGCAAAACACGCAAGAGAATATTTAGGAAAGACGTATCCAGAATATAAAACTGTGTACGCTAAACGAGGTAAACGAATAGCAAGTTATCCAAACGTAGGTGACTGGCACAGTAAAGGAGAAGCATAATGTCTGACAAAGGCGGCGGCGGAAGCTCAGATAACGATACAGGTGATGACGACGATCAACAAATGTCTAGTTTAGATAACAGGTATGTTCCATCTGATGATCTTGCTATGGGTAAATTTACTGCTAACTCCACTCCTGCTCCTGCTGTATCTAATGATAGTGGTGGTGGTGGCGATAAAGGTGGTGACGAAGCTATGGGTGACGACGACACCGATACCTTTGATGCTATGGGTGGTTATGATGATCGTGAAGTAGGTGATGTCGATTATATTGTTGAACCTGCTGTATCTAGTTCTACTCCAAGTGGAGTAAGTAGCGACGATCCATACGACGATGGTGGTGGTAAGGGTGGTTCTAATACTGCACCCGCAGATACAACGCCATCTTCAGCAGGTGATGTTTGGGGAGACAACGATAGCGGGGGTAATCAAATCGTACCTACGGGTGGTAGTGGCGTAGATACTTCTTCTATTTCTGGAATTGAAGCCGCTTCTGGTGATACAGGTGGTACAAGCTTCGGTAGTACACCCCAACCTTCCAATGAAGGTGGTGGTAAAGGTGGAGACATGGTTCAGTTTGGTGAACCCGTAGATACAACTCCTTCTGCCGTTTCAAGTTCTTTCAATAATCCCAATGATAACACTAGTATTTTCCAAGAAGGGCAAACATCTACATTAGGTTTAGGTGATGACTATAATCGTCTTAATTTTGTTGAAGGTAAATATGCAACTGAAAACGACAAAGCACTTGTTGAAAATGCAGGTTGGATACTAGATCAAGATAGTGGAGTAGCTATGCCACCTCCGGGTGAGCAAGGTGATAGTGAATTTGCGGGAACTAACTTACCTCAACAATATATTAATGATGGTTCTGACTACATACCCGGAGGCTCTGGTTCTGCCGAAAATATGGCAGGTACAGCCGAAGCAGAAGCAATGGCTAATCAAGAAACTGCGAATGAAGAAACAACCACAGGTAGCGAAACATCAAGTACCGAAACAGATGATGGTACTGAAAAACAACCCGGCGTTGGAAGTTGGTTGACACAAGTATTAAATGGTGAAGGCAAAGGTGGTGATGGTCAGATCGGTGAGGGAACTGGAAATGATGACGATGATGGTGGCGATGGAAACCAAACTCAAGGAGCTGACGGAGATGGAACTGATGGAACAGGCGAAGGAGAAGAAGGCGAAGGAGAAGGAGAAGAAGGCGAGGGCGAGGGCGAAACCCCTACTGGTGGTGTATCGATCAACGATCAAGGTCTTGTCGTAAATCCCGATGGCACTCCTTATAATGGTGTTATTACCATTGGTGGCATAACCTACGATATTGTAGATGGTGTAGCTACTGCTCGTGAAGAAGGCGAGGGTGAGGATGATGGTGAAGGTGACGGCACTACTACTGGTGGTGATGATGGTGGTGTTACTATCGATACTGATGGTGATGGTCAAATTACTGCACTCGAACAAGAAATCGCTGATCTTCGTACTCAACTAGCAAACTTAACTGGTGAAAGCTCTACTGAAACTGAAGGTATGACCAGAGAAGATATTATGGCTGCAATCAATGAAGCTATGCAACAATATGGAGGTGGTGGATATATGCCAATGAGCTTCTTAAATGCTTTTGGGGCTACTACAATGCCATCCTATTTTGGAAACACAATACCTTCTTGGATTTCTCCAGATGGTGTCTACGAGCGTAGAGCCGTTAAGGATAAAGACACAGGTGAAATGAGATTTATCAATGTGCCTATCGGCAACGCTTCATTGGCAGGGACAGGAGGTTTCCAAAAAGAACGTAGAGCAGGTTTTGGTAACAATGTTTTCTTATAAGGAGTTAGGTAATGGGCGCATGGGATTGGATAACTGATAATCCACTAGACGCACTTGAAGGTACGTTACTTTTATACAACACTTTAAAAGGAAACCAAGCCGCAGATAGTGCCGCAGAAAATGCTTCAGCTTTAACACAAAGCGAAATAGAACGTAACAATACAATTTACGAACTCTTTAGTGAGGGCGGTAATCAGTTACGTGACAACCTCCAAGCACTTCTTACAGAGTATGGTGACTTCGGACAAGTTACTCCTACGACTGTAAATGCAATGACGAACTACTTTGCTTCACAACGTGCGAGTGAAGAAGCGGCAAACAAACAAACAGTAGATCAGCTTACTGTTGAGGACATTATGCGTCTCAAAGGTATGGAAGGTGCGTACAGGGATTATGCACAAACACACCTTGAGCGTGGAGACGAAACTGTTTTTGGTGCTGATGCACAAGCAAAGATGGATGCTCCGGGTACTTTTGATTTTGCCCAGATGCAGGATATGTTGACTGCTCAATTTGCTAATATGAGAGCTTCAAATACTAACAGAGCTTTAAACGATCAGTATGCAAAGGCTTCAGCATCGCTTCCACCCGGTATGGAAAACTCTACGTTAAGAGTTCAGATGGAACGTAGCTTTGCCGATCAAGCCGCAGAAAGACGTAATCAAGATATGATGGCATCAATAACAGATGCACAAAATTATATAGGTGGTCTACAACAAGCAACCTCTAATCAGCAAAACATTACAAATGCTGAAAGAAACATGATGAGAAATCTCGTAGGAGATGCTTTAAATTATGGAACACAAACTATGAACAACGCTTTATCTGGTGGTGCGTATGGTCAAGACTTTGCTAACGAGATAGATGCACAGTATGGAAGAAACATTAGTGAAACTTCTGCACTACAAGGTATGAGAAACAATACAGCGCTTAATGATTTCCTTACAGGATTAAGTTCAGTAGATGCAGAGAACAAACTCGCTAACACCTATCTTAACCAAGTTCAAAACTTAACTACTGCTCCTTATAGTTACACAGCTAAAGGAATAGGTGGTATAAACAATCAAAATGCAATGGATAGTTTGTCAAGTATTGCGACAGCTGCATCTAATCTGTCAGCAGGAAACATGAAAGCCGCAGGTGGTTGGTGGGATAATATTCGCAAGAAGTACAGTTTTTAGGTGGTAAGATGGTATTAAACTTAGGTGCGTTTTATCAAGGTGTTAACGAGAATGATGCTAGGGAAAGAGCCAAGCGTAAGGAAAATGCCGCTCTTTACAATGAGTTTATTCGTTTAAATCCGGATGCTTCCGCAAAACAAAGAGAAGCTTATGCTACTGAGTTGGGTGGTAATAGTCCATTCCTACGAGCAGCTATGCCTACGGCAGATGTTATGAAATCAAACGTAGCTCGTAGACAACAACAGGTAGCCGCAGCATCTCAAGCTAAAAAATACAAAGCTTTACAACAGAAGATTAGCTTAATGAACGATGCTACCACAATGTTTGGAAATGTTTATTCTTCAACTGGAGATTTAGAACAAGCCAATAAAGCTGTAACAGATATGTTTAGTGGATATTTAGATGGTAACGATATGCTTGGTATTAGTGCAGCAGGTACAAAGAAAGCACAGCAAGACTTTGATAAAGACTTTGCAACCACTTATGACCTTTGGCAAAAACAAGGATCGCAAGCGAGTGCTGTAGAAACATGGAATAAAACCTACAACCCTACCTTCTTAAAAAAATGGATACCTGTAGCAACATCTGAATTAAATAGATTGGAACAACAGCAATTAATCAAAGCCAATACTGAAGCAGGTAATATAGGGGCATCGTCAGCAGCCGACCCTTCACTCAAAGAAAATTTTGTAAAAAACTTTAAGACCAAATACCCTCGACTAAGCGAGGAACAAATAGGTGAAGTGATGCTAACTCTTGATAATCGTGAAGCACAAGCAACGAAAAAAATTAATAATGATATATCAATGGCTAAACAAGGTGTGAAAAATCTGCTTGCTGCTACACTAGAGGACGATCCTAACTATTCTAACAATATGGAAGTAAATGCTTTACAGACTGAAGCCGCTGTTACAGATAAATTAAAAACATTGTTTAATGCAAACGAAGTTCTTGTGGGTAAAGAACCTACTACTGATGATGTAAAAGAAGTATTGGACATGGTTGAGAAAAGTCTCAAGGCTCAAATAAAGATTGATGACACAAAGGAAGCAGCCAAATTAAAGATACTGGCAGAACAACAAGAAGTGGATCGCTTCTCTCCTCGCTTTGAGGATAATAACGGCAATCTGGATGTAAAACAACAAAATGATGTTGAGGACAATATACTTACCCAGTTGTTTCCAGATGTAGATACTAAAAACGAAGAAAATACAATAGCTAAAAAAATGGCTAAAGACAAATTCCTCAAAGACTTCCGAGTGGCTTCAGAAAATTGGGACATTAGTATTAAAGACCCCGCAGTATATGGATCAATTATGCAGAAGATGGTTGATCTAATAATGGATGACAATAATGGTGCTGATGGTACATTCCAAGACTACTTCTTTATTAAAGCCGTTAATGACTATTACAGTAATACAAGTTTAAATACGCCAGAAGCAGTAGCTTTTAGAAGTGGGTTACAGTCGCTAGGATTGGATAGCTTGGAACAAGCTCAACAACTTGCAGAAGAAGGTGATACTGAAATACAATTAAAGTGGGAAGAGACTTTTAAGAAAGTAAGGGAAGATTTTAGAAATAAAGCTTTTGAAAATTTCGATAAAAAAATATTTAACCTACAGAATTTAGATGAAAAGGCAGATGAATTTATAACAGAAGTTCCAGATAGGGTTGAGACATTAATCACAAAAGATGGTGTAAACCTTATAGCAAATGTAGAAGAATTAATTAATGCACCAGTTTCAGAAAATGGTCTTAAAAATTTAGAGCTTAAAAATACAGAGGTAACTGCAAGCTTGAAAAAAGTTGTTAACATAGGTAGGGAAGTCGAAGATCAGATTAGTCAAATCAAATCTTATCTCGCGCTACCAAGATTTGACCAAGACCCATCTTTAGCAGATACACGTGCATCATTAGAAAATAAACTTAAACAACTCGAAGCAGGTAAGGGTTTTGTTTTAAATGAAGCTCAACAATTAAAAAATGCCATTATGAAAATAAGATCGGCTAGTAAAAAAGTTGTAGAAACAAAGGTAATTGATAATAACAATCTTAATCCAGAAAACATACCAGATGCTGTAAAAGATAAAGCAACTGCCATCGCTTTCATACTAAAGAAAAATGCTGAAAATAGTGGGTTAAATGATGTGCATAACTTAAAGACAAGCGAAGAAAGAAAAGAATGGATAAAAGATAAATTGGAAATCGTTGGTGGAGAAGATACAGCAGGATGGATAGGAGGAATATTTACAGATACCTCAACTGAAGATGCGCTGATAAGAAGCGTTGCTGAACAATTAAATATAGATATTGATACACCTTCTTGGTCTAAAGGAAGTCAAGGCAGAAATAAGGGACGAAATAATCGGCAATAAATAATAATGTGATGTTAGGTTAAATGGAGTACCTAACATGAGTTTATTTAATGAATTTGATGATCTGTTCGAGGACGGATCAGCTAAACAAGAAAAAGACTACACCCACAAAACAGGATATTCACTTCTTAACGATCGTAGGGCAATCAACGACGTAAGGAATTACTATGCCAGCAAGGGTAAAACATTCGCTAACAACCAAGAAATGTGGGATCAGTTCTATAGCGATAAGCGTTGGGCTGATGTGAATACTATTTCAATGGCAAAAGATATTGCTGAGTACAGTTTCGCAGGTGAAGATAAAAAACTCCATGCAAGATTAAGTAAGTTATGGCAGAACGCTCCATCAAGAGGAACAGTCTGGGATAAGGTTGTTGATTATGGAACGGCGGGCATACTTGATCCAACCAATTTATTAGGTGGTTGGGGCGTAGCCGCAAAAGGAAAGAAAGCCTATGACATTGCTCGCGCAGGTGGGGCAACACTAGCTGCGTCCAGAAAAAAAGCTTTGAGTGCAGGGACACGGCAAGGTGCAATAACTGAAGCGGCGATCGGTGGTGCAATCGGAACAGGTTTTGATGCCACGCAACAAGCATTTGAGATGTCGCAAGGCGTGTCAGATGAGTTTGATTTCACTCGTGCGATTATATCTGGTGGGCTTGATGCAGGGTTAAGTGCTTTAGGTGGTGCGGCAGTTGGAAGATATGTCGCTAGTGGTACAGTAAATGACTTAACAAACTGGCGAGCTAACAGTACATTCGGTACAACATCTTCACAAAGAATTTCTGAACTCGATAGAGAAATTAACAGCATAAGTGCTGATTATGATGTAGCTACTGATGGATTTGCTAGAGCCGATTTAGAAGATGCAAGAGCGAATGTCGAAGCTGAAAGATTGGCGCTTCTAGGAGAAATGGAAAAGGTCAATGAGCTAGACCAAGAGCTAGACAGTATTGCAAAACAAATGCAAGCTGCACTTAAAGAAAATCCTAAAGCTGACGTTAGTGACCTTAAAAATAAATTTACAGATTTAGCAAAAACTAGATCAAAATTATTAGCAACAGATACATCTGCTGCTGACCTCAAGGGCTTGTCCGGATTTGTAACCCCTACTCCTTCCGCTCGTCCTACGAGCGGAGAAGTGGACGAAGGTGGCGTAACAGATACAAAAGCTCCGTCCGGGAAAAAAGCTACGAGCGACACGAAGAAAGCAAAAGTAGAAGGAGAAAACGTAGAACCACCTGTTGAAGAGCAAGTCAATGCAAAAAGAAAAGAAGCAGATGATCTTGGTAAAATCGTAGAAGGTCAAGCCGACACAACAGTTGAGGCTGAAACTCCTAAAGTCAAAGCTTCTAAAGTAGAGCTTACTCCAGAAGAGACTGCAATACTGGATCAAGTAGAAGGAGTTGACCCTTCTGAAGTGCAGATAAAGTTTAAGGAAGCAGGTAAAGATAATAAATCTGGTAGAACTTTAGGTAAGGAAGTTGAAGCAGATATTGAGAAAGGTCTTATTACTGAGGATCAAGTCAAGAAACTTTTTGCAATAAAAGACTATGTAAATGCAAGTGGCTTCCCTAACAGAAAGTGGAATAAAGCAAGAAAGCTTATCGTCGCTGCAAACAGAAAATTAAAAGGTGATGCACCTACAACTAGTAAAGTCAAAACTGAAAGTGCAGTAAAAGCCGTAGAGCCGTCAACAGTTAAAAAGGCTATCACACCACAACAAAAGAAATACAAAGCATCACAAAGAACAGCATACCTTAAAAAAAGAAAAGAACTTATTGGTGATGGAAGTCACAGAGGGTTAAGTAATGCTTGGTCTACTGCAAAGTCAAAGCAAGAAGTTGATGATGTTATTAATAAGATGGACGATTACATCAATGGGAAAGAAACCCCTGCGATAGTTCAAGAAAATGCCGCCGACGCTCAAGCTGATGCAATCAATGATGTAGCCAAATTAGATAATACTTCTTTTGAAGCACAGGAAATAAAGCAAGCTGAAGATTTCTTTAATAAATTTTGGGAAGAAAGCGCAGGGGGTGCTGTAAATAGAGGGTCTTATGTTACTACGAGATTAGCTGATGGTGTAAAAAAAGGAAACATAAGTGGTCGTGTTGCAACGATTGTACGCAAGATGGTCAAAGAAGCTGAAGAGCAAGTAGAGTTAGGTAAGAAGCTTGAAAGCAAACTGACTTACGAAGGGTTAAGAGCCGAAGCTCTTGCTAGAGGACTTGGTGATGCACAGCCAGATATAATAGGAGAAGCTAAGACTTACAACTTAGGAAAAGGTGCTACTGTTACAACAGAAGCACGTGATCGTACAGGAAATAGAATAGCAAGAAATACATTAAAAGTTGCATCTGAACTCGAAGATGGAGCAAAAACAGCAGGTCGTACGACAGTAGAGTATACTCGCTCTGATGGAACAAAAGTACAGTTCACAAAACTACAGAGTATTGTTCGCGGCGGTTTTAATGTTAAGATGCTTGACCCAGAAGATGTAAGAACAGTTCTGGGCATTAACGATATTCCTACTGAAGCCAAGTTTAACATTGATGCGGCTAAAGCCAGAGCAGCTATGGATAAGGATGGTGGAGCAGTAGAGGGTTGGGCAGATGGGCAAAAGCTCGCTTATCCTTTTACAGCAACAGGTGTAGAACGTATCAGAGGAATACCAAGAGAGCCCGGCTCTCGAAAATTGGGTAAGGCTGAAAAGGGACAAACTTATTATTACGTTCCTAAGTTAAGGGGTAATTATGCAGACCCTTACATTATTATGCAATCTCTTGGATTGGATAAAAACTTTAATGTAAAGCAAAGAGGTCTTTATAATGGCAAGCTAGAAAGTGCAACTGATGTCATTAAAGCTAAAGAACAAGTTGAAAAAGACTTCAAAGGTGATCCAGATAAAGTTAGTGCCGCTAAGAAAGAAATTGATTTAAAGGCAGGAGTTAATAAAGAACCAGAGCCTACTTCAGTAGAAGAAGTATCTCCAACCTCAAACATTCCTATGTCTAAAGAAGGCAAGGTACTCGTAGCAATACCAAGAGAAATAGGTTCTGATGCTGTACGTGTAGCATCTGTTAAGCCGGGTAGACTTGATGGTGTTGCACAAGCAGATAGACCGGGAATGTCTGCATCAGACTTGCTTGGAAAATTTAAAAATAACCCGGATAGGTTTTATCTTGGGTATGTATCCCGCTCGCTCGTAGAAGATGAAGCAACCCTTCGAGCGCTGAAGGCTGATGGGAACAGAGAAAAGCTATTTGAAGTCTTTGAGCCTATTGATGAAGTAAATGCACCAGAAGGCACAGTTAAACCAGAAGTACAGGAAACAAATTCTGCTAATGTTGCCCCTTATGAAATAGGGACGCATGAAATGTTTGACACTACAAAGCTTACAACAGATCAAGAAAACGCTTTTGTGTTTGCATACAAAACTATGACTAATACAAAGACAACAAAAGCTGAAATAGAAAAGATGTTTTTTGGGGATGGAGAAAACAGACCAACACTAGGTAAATTTCTTAAAGAAGATTTATGGAGATGGACAGAAGATATACTGTCTAGTGGATGGAAGCAGGAAATAAATGGTGTCAACATACCTCTTGGTCAGAGGGTAAACTTATTAAGAGAGTTGCACGGAATACTTGCAGACGTTGCTCCGGGTGGTATTAAGAAATCAAATGTAGATATTGAAACAAGTGTTGATAGTCTAAGAGATATTTTTTCCAGATCAAGTGCAGAAGAACTAGCAGATATGGAGAGAGTTCTTCGCCTCACAACTAAAAATGCAGGGGTATCTCCAAGAATTTTAGAAGTTGATAGAGAAGCTGAAACGACAAGCGGTCTTTATAGGAGATATTCTCGATCAATTATAGATAAAGATACAGGAAAAGCAAAACTAAAGGGTAGATATAATTATCTTGGTTTTACTAAAGTGGGTATGGGGAAAGGTGATAACCAAGCAGCTCCGAATATTCCACACACCTCACCATCATTTATCTTTGCACACGAACTAGGTCATTGGGTGTTTCATAATTTATTAGACCCATCTGATTTGCAAAAATATTTTAAAGCAGTAGGTCGTCATGTTGATGAAACAGGAAATTTAACGACTGAAGGAAGCGATTTTCTTTTATCTAAAGCTCCCAGATATGAAAGATACATACAAAAAAATGATGGATTATATAAGTCAAGCACGGGTCAAACCAACTGGAATAAAAGTCCGGGCGAGCATTTTGCTAACCAGTTTGCTCTGTATCTTCATCATCACCATGACCTTATGATTGTACCAGATAGAAGTCTGTGGGAAAAAGTATCAAGGCTAGTTCGTTCTCTTTGGGAGAAAATGACAAACAAAAATATTCTTGATAAAGAGTTAGAGCCTATCTTTCAGAAAATAATTACAAACAAGGATGAGTTGGAAATTCAAAAGTTTCACCTACCTGCACGTGAAGTTACCACAGCAGGTGGAAGAACATATCAGTCAAGATATGTTCAATGGCTTGAAAGTTATCGAGGTTTAAAGTTGGCAGTAGAGGACGACAATCCTGCGGGGATTATAGCTTACGCAGATGAGTTAGCTAATGCAATCAACGGGTCTACGGCAACTGACAGACAAGCAATGATGGCGGCTAGAGCTAAACAAAGATTGGCAATGAAAGAGGGTCGTGATCCAGAAACAGAAGCTTTCAGAGGTTATAAAGGTAGGTTAAGGGTCTTTGATGACAACAAAAACTTGACGGATAAATTACGTTCGGACTACAGAAAGTTAAAAGAAATGGTAGCACAGGGGACTGTAACAGAGTTTTTACCCGGTGAAGATATGGCAACTACCTCACACAATCCAGAAGTGATCGAAGAGTTGAAAGCATTTCTACGATCAGAAGAATTTGACAGCAACATACAAGGCGCAATGGATTTGTTTAACGATCAGTTTCTTTATTTAGAAGGTGCTGACATTCCAGAATATATACCAAGTCAGCAGTTAATTAATCTAAGAAAAGAAAAAAGTATTGGTTCACAGAGAAGAACAATAAGGAAAAAGAAATATCATCAAAACATCAAAGCCGCTAGAACCAAAAGGCTTAAAGAAACTTTGTCGATGATGAGGGCTGAAGGTGGATACTATAGTAGAAATATTAGCGACAACCAAAGAAAAGGAAATTACTCACCTCAAGAAGTTGATCTTGTAACTGCATTGTCAGAATATCCGAAGTATCTCGATGAAGCAGGTGTACCTAATAAGTTTGGAAAACAATTAGCGTCGAGAGTTAAGCATCTAGTAGCTACCAAGATTGAACCTGTAGATAAATCTGTAGGTGATCCTCTTAGCAATCGCCAGTATACCGAACTCGATCAGAACCAACTGATCTTTAGATATGCTACTGCTCTTAATAAGGGAGATCAAGGTATAGCAGATCAAGTTATGTTTGAGTTACAACAACGAAGATTTTATAAGAACAACAGTCAAATCATACCAACAACCTCTGACAGAGTTAACAATGCGATAGACGATGAGCTTATGCAGTTATATACAGATAGCGAAGAAATAGGCATACCTTCGTCTGCATCATTTAAAGTAAGAAACTTATTGGGTAAGATTACAAATAGAGGAAACGAGTTAACTCTATCCTCAAGAACAGTTGCTCACAGACTTATGTTGTTAGGTGCAGAGTTTAATCCACAAACAACAAGCAAATCATTCAATGACTTCAGAACTGATGTAAGAAGGATTGGAGTTAATTTAACAAAGAAGGAGGATATTTCACAAAGCGTTGAAATGATCGCTCGTAGAGTTTTAACTTCTTCTGCGTTTGGTGAAGAGAAGATGGCATCTATCAGACGGGCAGCAGCTGAGTTTGGTTTTGAGCCAGAAGATACTATTGCCAAACTTGCTGTTGATGATTTAGATGCTTCTTCCGATAAGGCAACTCTTAAACAACTTACAAAAGATATTGGTGAAAGCTTTGACAGTACGCTCGAAGAAGCATTAACGTCTATTCGATCAGAAATGAGAGAAGCAATTTCCTATGTAATGAATGGGCTTATCTCTAAGAAGGGTGCTAGAAAAAGATTTCATAATGCTACTGTCTATGGAGATATGTTAGGAACGAGGTCTGGTTTTGATCCAAGTTCTCCAAGCTTACACTTTATGGACGACATTCCTTCTGAATATGCAAACGACTATGCGAGTGATTTGCTTCGTACACTCAAGCCTTCTACTGTAAGAGGAATAAAATCTTTTACACAAACAGACGATATGATCCCTTATTTTGTAGAGAGTTTAGAGGGCGATAATCTATTTGGTAATGGTATCAATGTTACAAACAGTCCTAATAATAATATAAAGAATAGCAAAGAAACTATTTTAGCAACTATCCCAGACAACTTTAAAGAATATGGTGAAGAGTTATTAGACGATTTAATTAATTTGCGGGATGGTATTAAATCAATGAGAGCGTTTGATAGGGCAGAACCAACAGACATTGCTCTTCAATATGATAAGGAAAAGGCTATACTTGCTGACTTGCAAAGGATAGGTGCTACAAATCTACCAACTTCGAGAGTTGTTTTTATTAAGGACAACAATCCTATAAATATGAATAAACGTATGGCAGGTAAAGACCCAAGCATCGTAGCCGTTATGGATGCTATCGCTTCAAATACTACAAGAGCTATTGACAAAGACCTTATAGGTACATTCACACCAGAAGAAGCATACTCTATTTTTGTAGAGAAAGCAGGTGGTGGAATGAAGCTGAAGGAAGCTTTGAAAAAGGCAGGGTATACTTCACTTTCTGTAGGTAATAAAAAATCTATGATCGATCCTTTAAACATAAAGGATATAAGAAGTAGAGATTTTGTTGATGAGAAGTTCAACATGGGTGTTGTCCCGGCACCATCTGATCCAGTCCCATACCTCATAAAAGCTATGTCTACAGACAATGACACAGGAGCAGATGCGTTTATCCAAGTCGCAAGTGCTGCAGAACAAAGTGGTATACCTTCAAAAGTTGTGAATGTTTTAGATAAAGTGAGAAGAAAGAAAAATATCACAAGCGCAGAAGGTGCTGAAATTAGAAAGGCATCTAAGTGGTCGCTCACAAAAACAAATTCACAGGTGATGAGGCAGAATGGGATGCACCATTCTGCTAACTTCTACGAGCCATCGAACGGAGATGCAGGTCACTTCGAGCGAGTGAACGCTCGAATGGGTAACTTCATATTGCCGTTAACACGTATGCTAAAAACTCTACCCGATAGCCCAACTGCATTAGGCAGGTGGTTGAATGATGGCTTGATCCAAATGTATGATGCCGCAATAGGAAGAGAAACAGGAACAAGAGCAGCACAAGAACTTTCTCTTGTAAATGTTGATGGCAACAGAAGGTCTATGCAACCAACTTCAAATATAAGAATAGCTAATGCGTTAAGAAACAAAGCAAAGATTAACTCCTTAAAACCAGAGGAGAAGAAGGTCTTTGATTACGTTCGGTCTTACCTAGAAAATGCTATGGTTAGAATGAAAGAAAGTGGAATGGAAGTCGGTCACATCCGAGAAGATTATTTCCCTCAAATATGGAGAAAGGACTTAATAGAAAAAAACTACGACATGTTTGTGAGAATGATGACCCGATATTTTCAAGCTGAAACCGAACTTACTTCAAATCGTACAAAGATTTTAGGTCAAGACGATGCAAGAAAAATCGCAGAAAGAGTTGCAAATAAATTAATTGACAACGATGGTATCATGCCAGATAGCAAACATTTTGCTGATCCAAATAAAATGTCTGTCACAGGTAAGGACGATCATACAGACTTTCAAAGATTAATACGACTAGATCAAGGTGGATTAAAAGCTTTTGTTGATCCACTCAGACCGAACGATAACTTAGGTCAGTTCCTTGAGAATGATCTCATGGTTGCGATGACTAAGTATAGTGATAACTTGGAACATCGCTTAGACATAACAAACAAATTTGGTGTTGGTGGTTTCGGTTTCTACGATTACTTAGCTGTGCATGATGGTAAGCAAGATGCGATCAGCAGACTTTTATCCGGGGACAAGGTTCTTAAAAAGAATTATAAAAACTTTTTGAACTTGACGAAGGGTGTTGAGGAAGCACCAGAAGCCGTTGTTGCTACGTTCTCTGCTGATATTTTTAAAGCACCATTCCCCAACAAAGAAGCTTCTCACACTCTTGTGAACGAGCTTGTTTCTGATGCACAGAAAGGTGCATCTGTGTCACAGTTAAAACATAAAATTATGAATAGCTTGAACCTACAGAATGAACCTTCGCTTTCCGCAAAGAAAATGCACAAGAACTTTCAGTACAGAGCGGAAGCCATAGCGAACGCTCTCCACGAAACAAAAGGTTTTCAAACTGAAATGTCGAGAGATGATTTAGCTTTCGCTGACGGGATGATGAACGCCACAATAAGAAAGCCAATCGACGGATCAAATGGTCTATATAATTTAAAGACAGCAAGTAAACANNTNCGATCCTTTAATGCTGTNACTCTTGCTTGGCTTTACAACTCTAACATCTTTAGGTGATTTGGTTTTACCTCTAGTAAGAAGTGGAGACTTCGGTTCGTATAGAAGGGCAATTACTAAGATGATGGAAAACCCTGTATCGGGTAGTGCGTATAGGGACATGATAAGAAACATAGGTGCAGCGACAGAGAATGTTGTCCATGATCGGATGACTAAAGCCTTTGGCGTAGACAATACGAAGTTCACATCTGGTTTCTTCACAGCTACGTTACTTACAAACTGGACTGATATGATGAGAGATGTGAGTGCGGCCGTAGCCTTCGAGCATTTTAAAGCTCAACAGAAACTAGCTCTGGATTATCCCGGCACAAAAGCAGGAAGGTTAGCCAAGAGACAACTCGAAGCGTATGGACTAAAGAGGTTCTACGAGGACGGCACGTTAAACATAGATTACATCATGGAAACGAACGGATCAGCCAAACCTCACGATGAATATTATACTTTGTCTGCAGCTGTTCATCGCTTTGCAAACCAAACAATCTTTACACCAAATCAAAACGATCAGCCGTTGTGGGCGCAAACTCCTACGGGTCAGATTATCTTCCAACTTAAATCATTCCCATTAATGATGACAAGATTAGGAAGAGATGTTTTCCAAAAGGCTAGGAAGAACCCAGATGGTGACAGAGATTTACGACCACTTCTTTATTTTGCAGGTGCTGCCCCTGCTTTTGGCGCTGTTACTACAGGCACGAAAGACATTATCCAGTCGAGGGGTGGTGAAGAAAATAGGCAAATGCAACTCAGAGATCGTGCGATGTCATCGAAGTCAGAACTTTTTGCTGAACTTGGTCTGACAGAAAGGCAAGATATAATCGCAGGTTGGTATTTAGATGGGCTTCTTACAATGGGTGGTCTTGGTCTTATCGGTCAGCTTTTCTACGATAGTGCATCTCAGATTGACAATGGTGATTATGGTGCATGGAGAATTATGGAACTATTCGCCGGACCGAGTATGGGTATTGCAAGAGATGCCATAGCCGTAGGTGCGGGGACAATGGAGTATGGCTACGATTTACTTGGTGGTGAAACAACCAATGCAAAAGAAAGACAAATGTGGCGTGAGATCACAGGTCGAGTACCGATTGGAGGTCAGATCACAGGTGTCAAGGAATACTTTGTAGATAAAATCGCAGGTGAAAGAGAAGGTTAAGCTGCCATACCTTTTATAATGTGGGCGATGACATCTACAGTAAATCCATTGCCAATCATCTTATATCTCTGAGAATTTGATACGTGATTGGTATAGTTGTCGGGTAGAGTTTGTAATCTTTCACACTCTAAAGGCGTGAGCTTTCTCCAATGGAGCTTGTCAACACTATCCCATTCGTGTCGATCGTACGATCCTCTTCCACCCGATCGAACAGTCTTAGACTTTTCTCGTACGGGAGAACAGATTACCTTCGGTTCTCTATGACCTCCCTGCATCGTAGTTAATGCAGGTGATTTGCCCGTTCTCCCATATACTCTTTTAATAATATCAAAGCCGTTAACATCGGCTTCTGCTACTAGATGACAACCATCATTTAAGTTTTCAGCAAAAGAAAATACTAACTGACGATCTCTTTTATTAAAGTATTTAGATATGCTTCCACCTTTAAAATAGTTTGCATCTAAGCAATAAGACTTATCTCTATCGGTATCGGCATCTTCAAGAATGTGAGATAACAATATGCCTAAGTCTGGTGGTGGATAAAAAGGGATGTTCGTCCAATATAAACGATTACGATTTTGAGCAGAAAGCAAAGCAGAGTTAATGAGAGTAGGCTCGCCTACGTCCATATACTTTGTAATTATATCCTTGCTCTCCTGCTTCATACGTACGTTTTCCAGCAAAACATATTTTGGTTTTACTTTGTCTACGATCCGCACGAACTCAAAGAATAATTTAGACCGGGGATCATCAAAGTTTAACTGCTTCCCGGCTAAACTAAATCCCTGACATGGCGAGCCACCAACAACAACATCTATCTTTGGTAGACTGTCTAACTTAGGAATGATTTGGGTAACATCGCCCAAATAATCTATGTCATTCCAGTTAGCTTTCGATACCTTTTGGGCATACGGATCAATCTCCGAAGAAAAGTATTTTGTTACTGGAATCCCTGCGCGCTCACATGCAACACGATACATGCTACAGCCATCAAACAAACTTAAATGTATCAAATTTTACTTATCCTGCACTCTTGATAATGCACTACCGATTGCCGTGTAGCCTCCTTTATCCACCCAACTATCCTTGTGATCCAATGTGGTGAGCAGACGACAAGACTTTACCCAGTCCATCATCAAAGCCACATGTGCGGGTGTGATTTTACCATGCGTCTCGAAAGCATTTTTTGTAATTACGTTCCAACCTTGAGCGATGGCAGCATGGTTAATGAGTACGTTGCCATAGTCTTTCGCCCGTGTTCCATGAACAAGGTCAACTGCTTCATCTAATGTTTCCTTCATTAGATTATTTATTTTTTCAATGCTGTCGTCGTAGTCATACATTTGACAAGCTCGCTAAGTTGTCATCGTTGACTGCACGAATTTCGAGCATCGTGTGTTTACATTTGAGATCGACAAGCCGTTCTTTTTCAAATTTTAATTTGAGTTTTGCTTTATGAAAGTCGTCTGGATTTTTATTATCCAACTTCTCTTCTTTCATTTCCTTGATGCGACCTTGAATACTGTCAATGTCTGCTTCCTTACGAATGATCGCCATGCGAACCTCCGCAAGTTCCATAAGATTTTTTTTCTTAGCTTCTGTAATATCTTCGTTCATATTTTACCCGCCTTTTGGTGACACTTGAAATTGAGTATATTCGTTGCAGACTTCTGAAGCGTCCTTACCCTTCGAGCATAACCACGTACCATCCTCCGATGGCTTCGAGTGGATACAGAAGCGACACTCTGGCGGGAGGACAGGAGGTTGCCAACAAGCTTCCCTTTTGAAACACGACTTGCATCGCCAATCATTAGGTGTTGAAGCTACCCGCTCAGAGTGTCCATCAATCGCACTTTGTATCTTTATGAACATTTCGCCCCATTCCTCTTCGTCAAAAGGAATGATCTCGGCATGAAGTTGACTGTCATTTTTATTATAAGCTACAAATAGTGTGCGAGAGATTGCAAACATCGCCATCATCATCGTTGCTTGGCGATAATATTTTCTATTAGCCGATTTAATCCCGTGCTTCTCAAACTGTTTAAAGCGAGCATCGTTCATCGACTTTATTTCGAGGATCGCAAGATCATCTGATCCATCCTCGAAGTTAACTAATCCGTCAGCGTGGCACACAATGTGTCCACCGAGCCATTCTCTTCTGTGCTGTCTACCTGTCGTGTCATCTTTTTCCCAGACACGTAGGTCGGCTCGTTTTTTTAAATCGTAGACAACCCAATCTTCAATTCGATGACCCGCAAAGAAAATTCTTTTTAGCCGGGGATCGGGTGTCACACTTGGAAAGCCTCGCAAGGACAGTTGCAATTCTGCGATGCAGTCTGTCCCTGCCATGCTCGCCCCAATGTAGTCACGGGCTGTATCCTTCGGTTCACGAAGGTAGCCCGTGTCTATATCTGCAATAATTTTTGCAGCGAGATCATCCATTAAAAGGGTATCTCATCATCTGGCATGTCAACAGTAGTCGAACCATTCCCTTTTACGGGTGCTGATTTCTGACTAGCAATGTCGTCTGGATGAAAGAAGCTACCAATTTTTGTTTGTTGCTTCCCCATATACTCTTGCTCGTAGATGTTGACACCAACTTTTTTACCTACAAAAAAGTCTATGCCTTTTGCTTTGTCTGGAGTTTCGTCACCCAAGATTTGCTGTATTCTCATCAGCCTAGACAGACCACGATTTTTTCTTTTAATCGCTTTGTCTTTAGCTTCTGGATCATTGTAGTTTCCACAATGAACAACGAGCCAATCTTTACAAACATTTGCATCGTTTTCCATCTCAACGACCATCTGCTTGTCAACGCCCTTAGTTTCGATAACCATATTTTTTATGGTCATTATGTGTCTACCTGCACCTGCTACGGGTTTACGCAGTTCAACACCATCGAAGGATAAACCTTCTAAGCCTTCCCATTCACTCATACACTTGCTCCTTTTTTCTGCATGGTTTGAAATTGATCTTTGGTCATCATCACTCTTTCGAGTAAGTCAGTTACCTTGTCCGTATTTTCTACGGGCGAAAGTCTACGATGGGGGTCACGAGCCTTGCCGATCCACCCCTTCACGCCTTCGGTGTAAATTTGTCTACGAACAATCGTCTTTCCTCCTTCTTCATCGGAGGTGCGAACCAAAGCAAAGACGTAATCAAAAAGAGAAGGTATCCACTTTGCGATCTTTGCTTGGGTCATCATAGGCATTACTTTATTAATGCCGTTTGCATCCTCTTGACTGTCAGCCAAGAAGGTACAAACCACGTGACAATCTCTGTCACGTATCCATTTTAATGTTTTTCTGATGTTTGCTCCGTACACATTCCAAAGCTCGAAATTGCTTGGATGATCTTTTGTTTCGATCTCAGCATCTTCAAAACATCTTTGCGATAGTTCGGTACAGCTATCTACTGCAATCCATTTATACTCTCGCTTTTTAAATTCGTCGCTTGACACGTATCGCATCAAGTCAACAAAAGAATACCTATCCTTGATAGGTCGATTGAAGGAATGGAAGGGTAGATAATCGATCTCTATATTAGAGAGCGATGCTAACCCTGCTTCTCCAGAAAGAATTAAACCTTTCCCCCATTTATTATAATAGTCAGCGATGGCAGTTGTTTTGCCAACACCAGAATGACCATACAATGCAGTCTTAGTTGCACTACGAACTGCGCTGTCAGTCGTTGAAAACGGACTAATCACCATGTGTTTTTACCTTGAAAGTTGGGACACCCATTTTGATAGTAAGGGCATCACTTAGTTGAGATTGAACGTCACTATCAGACGCATCGAATTGACGTTTGTTGATTGTAAAGTTTACTGCTACACACGTCGGACGTTTACTCCCGGCAGGGAATAAATCTTCTAAAATTTTTTTATCCCACTCATACTTTTCGGGGATTTTAATAACTAGGGATTGAGAGTTGGAATAGGCAATCTCGTACTCACCTATATCCTCTGGCAGTTCTGCCAACAGTTGACCTTTCTCCTTATCTATACGTTCTTTTAGCTCGTCCAGATCACTTAAAGATTGTGATAATTTTGCAGCAACTTCTTTTAATCTTGCTGTCTGAAGAGGTCTGTCTGTCTTAATATTATTAATTAAATCATCCCATTCAGTTGATTGTTGAGTGTTCATTTTTTACCTTTAATAGTTTATTATGGGTTTACTAATTACACAACCTACGTTAAAAGTGGTGGATACGCAAGAGGAAAATTAAATGAAATTCGATATTCAGACTTTAATTGATGATCTTGGTGGTGCTTCGAGCGTCGCTAAGAAACTCAATATTGGCAGGACTGTCCCCTATGGGTGGACTAGAAGAAATTTTATTTCCTCCGCTTACCTTTCAAAAATCAAAGAGGTTGCACCGCACCTCGATATTAATTCTTACTTTGTGGAGGACTATAATAATGACAAATATACTGGAGGCAGCACTTGAATACTTGGATAGAGGTTGGGTAAGTGTACCCATCAATCCTAAAACAAAAGTCTGCCCTTTCGGATGGGGACAAATAAGCGAAAGCAAAACACTTCCAACACACGAAGAAGTTGAGAAATGGTTTGAACCATATCCACATTACGACATCGCTATCCTAACAGGTAGACTTAGTAATCTTGTTGTTGTCGATTGTGACAACATGGAAGCTGTTAATAAAGCTAAAGAGCTTGGACTAACTAGAACTCCTGTAGTGGTGGAAACCAAAAAAGGTTTCCACTTTTATTATTCACATCCAACTGGTGACGCTTGGATCAAGAGCTTCGTTGGTGCAAACAATAGTGGTGTTGAGTGGGCAAAGTGTTCTGGTCTTGATCTACGTGGATCGAAGGGTATGGTATTCGCTCCACCTTCTGTTGGAAAATCGTGGCAACTAATGCCCGGTGCCGACTTCGATGATCTACCTATGTTTAACATGCCTACGATTGTTCAACCTAAAGTAGAGAGTAAGGTTATTAATCTCGAAGATTTTAGGTTAGAGCATGTTAGCTTTGTTGGTGTTAAGCCAGAAGGCTATGGTGTTTGGGAAAGAACTAAAGAAGATGTTGATGAGCTTGGCAGAAAAATTGATGCGGGTGATGGTTGCCATTCAAGGATCGTATCGCTCGTAGGCGAGCTTGTAGCAATCGGCATGACAAATCACGATGTCTACAAAAAGTGTAGAGAGTTTTGTGATGCCTTCATGCTGAACCCTTTTGATGACGACAAGATCATTAACACTATCGATGACATTACAAAGTCTGACAAAAGAAACCATCCCGAAAGAGATGTGGCTAAAGATGATATAATAAAGAAAGAAGAAAGCAAAGAACCAGATACAAGACTGATAACTGTTGCTGACATTGAAAGGCTTGAGGGAGAGTTAGGCTCAGTACAATATTTTGTTGAGCCATTCATCCCCACAACAGGAACGATTATTCAGTTTCATGGATATTCTGGACATGGCAAGAGTACGTTTGCTAGACATCTACTCTACTCAACATCAGCAGGACAAGATGCCTTTGGGTGTTTCATGCTTCATCGTAGACCACGTGTTCTTTATTTAGATTTTGAAAACTCACGTGCTAATGTTGTTAACTTCTTAAAGCAAGCGAGAGCTACGTATGGCGATGCAGGGGATCATTTTAAAATGTGGTGTCCTTTTGACAATCGAAGCATGATGAACTTAAAATCTGAAGCTGGATTAAATGCTTTCAAATATCTAGTCAAAGCATCTAAACCAAACATAGTCGTTATTGATACCATACGATCTGCTTTCCCAAGCATGATAGAAAATTCGTCGGACGATTGGAGTTATGTCAATGCGATTTGTTTAGCTTTAAGAAACGAAGGAATAAGTGTTATTCTTCTGCATCATTCCAACAAACCATCTGACAATGGACAATCTGGTAGGGAAGCAGGATCAACAAATCAANTNACAGTTNTNGAAACTCAGATNAAGATTACNCAAATCTTCGAGGACGAAACNACTGCCAATGTAAAAGCAGGGATACANGATCCCGATGTTTTCTTAAATCTTCGNACACCTCCTGCTATTAAAACGGGTGAGGTGTTAGACCTAATGTACGAAATAAGGTATGGTAAAGTGCGAGAACCAACAAACGTACATGAGCCATTTCACCAGATCGGAATGGCATACGATCCAATCATGTCTACGTTTAGACCTGTTGCTTACAAGAGTGCAAAGCAAAGAGCCGTTATGTATGCAAGAGAATGGGAAGATAAGTCTGGTGCAAAAAGACCTGCCCTTTCCAATGAAGAGATCGCTTCGAGAATTAAGAAGCCTTTGTATATGGTGAAGGAATGGACGGAAGAAATCAGAACAACAGATCACGCAAGTCATCTAGCGGAACTAAAGTCCAACCGATAAGGCGTAATCCTATGGCACATGATCTTCGGCAACCGAAGTATCGTGTGCGTGTAGTCGAAGATCAAACTAAAAAAATATATCGACAGCGTAAGCACAAAAAAAATCCCCCCTAAGACCCGTTTCTTGGCAGGTAGGGGGGAGGTTTGTGTTATTGTACTAACTATATTTTTCATATAGTTTTGGAGCAGAGTGTACGAGAGGGAGGAACTCAACACTCTGTAAACTATATTAACAACTAAAGTTATTTATGTAAACTATTATTTTTTTTGAACGTAGAGAATTTAAACTCCTCTAATCTCCGTCGAGGCACTACGTTCTCACTTCTCAGAAACGCAATTTCCTTTGCGTTTCCTCGTCCCTCGCACAACTACGGAGGAGTTTACATGTGTTCGCTAAAAAGTCAACCCCTACGAGTAAAATAGTTGTGTCTTTTTAACAACTGTGTTATATAAGTTATCAAAAATTTTGAGGCAGATAATTTGGCGAAACGACTTACCCTCTCCGAGCAGGAGCAGGAGTGGTTAAAATATAATCATAATAAATACACACACAGGCAACTGGGTAAAAAGTTTGGTGTCTGTGTGGATACCATGCGTCGGCAATTAATGAAGATGGAACTTCAATACTTTCCCGGTGCCAAGTATCAACGCAGGGTCGAACCTAAAAGATGGAGTAGACCTTGCTCAGTATGTGGCGATCGTACTCCTAGACCAAAGAACCAGTACCGATGTACTTCATGCCATGAGCGTGAAGAAGGAGTGGATCGTGGGGCATACAACAAAGATAAAAAAGTTCACATTTCACTAGGAGGATTTAATCTTGGCAAACCCACAGAAGTCTAAAGGCGATAACTACGAAAGAGAGCTTGCTACTTATTTAAACGAACAAGTGTTTGGAGAAGAACAATGTCAACGAGCGCCATTATCCGGGGGAGGAAAATCCGGCATCGTTATCGCAGGAGGGGCAGACCTCGTAGGTACGCCAGATGTTTTCATCGAAGCCAAAAGAGTAGAGAGGCTCAACGTGAGGGACGCAATGAGACAAGCGGAAAGAAACATTGATCGCTCCTCTACGAGTGACGTACCTGTCGTCATCACAAGAAGGAACAGGGAAGCTACAGGAGATAGTCTAGTCGTAATGAGAATGAAGGATTGGAAGAAATTGTATAAACAATTTCTTCTGTTCAACGGCAAGATCAAGGACGAACCACACGTAGTTTCACGTTAAGGTTTTGAACATCACCATTACATCATCAACTTCAGTTTTAATATCTTTAGTAGACTGGAGTAAGAAAGTGATTGCAGAAACAATTGCGATCGTGTCAGCCGCCAATGCCGCCATAGGACAAATCAAAACATTAGCAGGACACGGGCGCGACCTCGCAAGTATGGGTAAACAAATAGGACTAGTCGTGGAAGCCGAAGAGAGACTTCGGGCAGAAGGTAATTCCAAGAAGAATAGTATTTGGACGAAGGCTTTTGGTGCTGCAGATGGCGCGACTGTTGAAGAATTTTTCCAACTGGAACAGATGAAACAGAACAGAAGAGAAATGGAAAGTCACTTCAAGCTCTACGGCAGACCGGGGCTCTGGAACGACTATGTAAAATTTGAAACTGAGCTTCGAGTTAAACGTAGAAAAGATGCAGAAGCAAGAGAGAAGGCTAGACGTGAACTGGTACAAACTGTTTACGTGACTGTTGGTGTTTCAATTTTTGTAGGTGGTGTCGCCGCTCTTTTCTGGTGGGCTTATAACAATCGGGGGTTTTTTTCGTGAATGAGAGAAATCATAATGCTTCTTATATTATATATGGCGTTTCAATGGACGCAATGGTTTCCCCCCGGATGGCTATTCATAAGGTGATGGCATGGTGATGGAGACTTTATTAACTTTGGGGATAGCTCTCGTAGGATCAGCAGGTTTTTGGTCTTACATCCAGATGAAACAGAAGAGGGCTACATCGTACCAAGAAACTTTGAAGGAGCAGGTGGACAGGTTGGCAGACAAACTTGAAGCCTACTCGAAGGACAAAGAGGAACTGCTACGAGAGATCGGTGAACTCCGAGCAGAACTTGCTGCCGCTCATCAGACGATCAAGTACCTCGAAGAATTTTTAAGACGCAAATGATTTTATCTACGTTCGACAAAAACAGGCAGATCGGGAGAGCAGGAGAGTTTTTA